CACTCTGTAGCGAGGTAATCGGTATGGCGGTTGGCATGGGCCTAATGGCAGCTGTCAGTATTGTGACATGTGCCTCTGTATATGTGTATCGTATTCGAAGTGCTGCTTCGAAGTGTCCTTACTGTGACGAACAGGTTGGGTCTGAGGTTCTGAGGGATCATTTAGTGGGGTGCCCGAAGCATTTGGAGCACTGGGCCTTGAAGAAGGGGGATCTGGCTGGGCGAAGCGAGGTGATCTATGTTCGTCCTGATCGGGCTGTCAGTCGGCGGTCTGTGTTGAACGTATAACTTTCCATTCGATATTGATGTGATGTATGTTCGTCCCGATCGAGCCCTTAGGATGCGGTTTTGAGCATTTGAAATAAAATAGTTTTTTATAACTTATATGTAGATTATGAAATTAAGTACATTTTATCTCATATTATTTTTTGTAATATCATTTATTTTGATTATAGCATATACTGCTAGATATATATTATATGATAATATTGACAAACTTTATAAGATCAATAGTAATAGAATTAATATAAATAAAAGAGAATTTATTTTAAATGTATGTAAGAATATACCCTATTATAATAACTATACTGCTGATACACTGCCTATTGTTACGAAACAGCAAATAAGTAAAAATACAGATTTATTTTGTAATAAAAATATTCCCAAAATAGCTTCTTCTATTAAAAGTGCTAATAATTCTTGGACTGATAAAGAAAATGTAGCCAAAAATATTTCATTGATAGATAGTATTTATTATACCTATGAAGTACTATCAGGAAAGGCTATTGCCCATGTTTCAGGTGGAAGTTCTGGAAATTATTTTTATCAATGGTATACGTATGATGAATATGTAAAAGCATCTTATGGTTTTTTTAAATGTTGGATAAATATGGGATGGAAACCTACTGATAAAGTATTAATTTATTACTTTCATGGAGCAAATTCAGTAAAGTTAATTAATAAGTTAAATTTTTTACATAGTACTTTTAATTCTATTATTCCCGAGTTAGACGAAAATGGTGATATAAAAGAGAGCACATTATATGAGTTGGTAGATTGTATAAATAATTTTAAACCAGAACTCATAGTTAGTTTTCCTAGTTTAATATTTAGATTAAGTCAATTGATATATATGAAAGATATTAAATTAACACACATTCCTAAATGTATGGATTTAAGTGCTGATTTTCTATTTACTTGTCAATATAAATTTATATGCTCTATATTTAAAAACTGTGATATTCGATTATCATATGGAACTATAGAATTTGGTCAAATTGCTCAACAAATTCCTAATAGAATGTTTGATTATATTGTATTTGATGACATTGTAGATGTTGAAAATGATCAAAATAATAACTTAATTATAACTAACTATTTATATACTACACAACCAATTATCCGTTATTTAACGGATGACAAAGGCACTGTAACTCACGAAAATAAAAATGTTATTATTCGTAATTTAATTGGAAAAAGTAATGATTCATTTAATTACATTGATATTGATAACTTTATAAATAATTGTAGCTATTCGATAATTAACTTACGGATTGATAATAAAAATAAAATTATAGCACTTTCAACCTTATATGATTATGATATTGATAACATATCTTTCTATTTTAATGGTTATTTTAATAACTATACGATACAAACGGACGTTTGTAAATTAAATACGTGTAAAACGAAGGATAGATATGATAGAAAAAATACACCCATTATGAATGAATTTCATATGCGACAAGAGAAAAAGTAAAAAAGTTTTATTATACTTACAAAATATAACTTGTATAATAGGTATATTTTGTAAAAATACCAGTAAATGAGAGACCTGAGCGTCTAGTGCTTGCGGGTTTTACGATGTTTACGAGTTTTTGATTTGCGTTTGCCGCCTTGAATTTTTAATACACTAGGCGATTTAGTAGGCAATCTAGACACGTTATAAGATGTATTAATAAAATTGGCAAATGGATGACTTGTAATCTTCCCCGCCTCCCTAAGTTGTAGTTCCAAATCCTTATTTTTTTCAACAAGCATTTTGTACATAGATGTAAGTGTGTCTGTATTTAATTTTGGATTTTTAGACATAGAATTAGGTCTTAATTTTTCCTCTTCTAGTATGGTATTCAAGTTCTCTATAATACTTTTAAATTTATCGTATTTTGTTTTAGAAACAGATTTATCAGCTTCAAAATCTTCAATATGTTTTTGTAACTTGTGTTTTAAGTAAAATAAGTTTAATACACTGCTTTTATTTGAATCTGATGTATCAGATCCAGCATCTATTTCTTCTTTTGATGGTACATGTATAAATATATCTTCATTCCACATATCAGGGTAAGGTGATTGATCTTTAACCTTTATCCCCTTTATTGCTTCATACTTTTCAATTTCCGGATCATTCCATTTTTTATATCTATAATAATCCTCATTATTTAAGAAAGCTTTCATAAGAGAATAAAAATCTACTGGAATATATTCATTCGTAAAATAGGGTAACTTATCATCTAAACCTTCAAACTTACCAATATACTCTGGCTTTGTCATTCCAAAATTAAATACATTTCCATAATTTAATCGTACATAACTACTACCTTTAGTAAGATCTTTTAGACCATGTAATGCGAATTTATCATCTAACTCATATAGCATTAATGCCAATTCTTCCAATGGGTCTGTATAATCAGTTACATAAGGTTTTCTATAAGCACTCAAATCCCCTGTATATCTTGCTTTATATCTTGGCATATTCCTACTTATACCCCTTAAAATAATTAATGCCTAAACAAATCTTCCAGGGTTCCAGTAATGAACACGAGCACCTTGCCAACAACATCACTCCAAGGGTCCATTTATGAACTGGTGGCTAGGGGCAAGAAAGACACGTATTTTGCCGTAGATCGCAAGACCTCCAGTCTGCCCTTCAATCCCAGCTACGAGTCATCTGCCCCATTTCTCCAAGAACGCCGAACCACCGTACCTTTGAACGCACCCCAGTTCGGAAATACCTTCGAAATCGAACTGGACCGGTTCGGTGATATAATCACGGACGCGACTCTGTTAGTTGATCTGCCCACGTGGCTGCCTCCCCTTCCTGTGAACAACAATCTGTCGGCACCAACAAACAATACAAACAATCTGTCCAATGATCCTAAGATCGCCAATTCTCTGTATCATATTACAGATGTCTCAGGGGTCAGTTACGGCTATACAAAGTACATCGGTCTGTATCTGTTCGAAAAGATCCAGTTTCTCCAGGACCAGATGCTGATCCAGGAATGGTCAGGAGATTCCCTCTTTATGTCCACGGCGACAGAAGGGTCGTGGAATTCAGTGTATTTACAGGATCAGTATCTGGGAGGCATAGATGTCGGATCTACTATTGGGAGAGCCATTGCTTATAGGGCGACCCCTGGTCGACTCCGACTCAATCTGCCCTTGCCAGGGCTCCAGACGCCAGGTGACGGGGGCTTTCCCATCTGCTGTATGCCCAATCAGGCCTACCGGCTTCGCATCAAGTTGCGACGGCTGGAGGATTTGATTGTAGCGTCCAATGGGGCCTATAAGCCTGAGCCTTGGACCAAGACCTTCCAGTACCAGTTGCCTAATACAGACGGTTCAGGGTCATCACTGTTCACGTTTAACCCCGTTAGCCGTGCCAATATAGGTCAACCCACGATTCTGCTGGGAACAAAGCAGGCCTACGTGCCTGCGGACATTCGAAAAGGCCTCCAGGATAATAAGCAGTCTATCCCGTTTCGTAAGACCTTTGAAAACGTCTTTACAATTGGAGAACTGGATTACAAACCATTGGATATTAGCGGTGGATTAGCGACGATTACGCGGCGACTGGATGCTCGGCATCCCGTGGAACGCATCCAGTTTGCCTTCCGTCAAGCGAATATGCTGGATCGCAATATTTATACAGACTTCACGGATCCCTTGGCCTATGACGGAAAGTTCTATCAGCAGGCCAAGCTCGTGATTGCGGGAAGGGACAGGGAGTTCGAATTCCCCCCGTTTGTCTGGGACGACGTGATGAACTATGCGAAAGATGAGATTGACCCAGGGTACAATATTAGTGAGATGCGATGGAACCTGGGAGATCAGATGAACAGGGTGAGGCCATTTAGCAGGGTGCCAGAGGGAACCGTGAACTTCACGACGGCCGACAGACCAACTCTGTGGCTCCAATTGAACGATGTGCCTCGCCAGATTATTTCGGGACAGAGAAAGGTGGACTTAAGGGTCGTCATGGAAAGCTGGAACGTCTATGAGATCCAGGAGGGGCGAGGACGCATGTTGTTTGCGAACTAATTTCACAAGGATTAATAAGGATAATGAGGGTCGGGATAATTACGATGCCCTTTGGTAATGTATCGTTTATTACTAAAACGCTTGTGGATTGGTTCAGGAAAATCGATGTCGAAGTTGTGCCGATTCCCTTTACGACTCCCTTGAAAGACGCACAGGTTGTTCTGAAAGGGCTTGAGGGTCTGTGCTTACAGGGCGGACCTGAGATACACCCTATATACAAGAAGCTGGCATTCAAGATGTTGGATCTAGCATCTGATGCCAGGCTACCAGTCTTCGGCATCTGTCACGGGTTTCAAATGATGCTCTTATGGGCCGGTGCTAAAAGTCTCGATCGAATTCCGAGGGGCCCAGGGTCTGTCTTACAGGTTAGCTGTGATAGCGAGATTCTTAAAGGTCATGATTTAACGGTGAGCCCTAAGACCTTTTTCCATGATTACGGGGTCTATTATGATCGATTTAACAAATCGTTAATGAAGACCTTCCGATTGCTAACGGTATCTGAGGACAGGGACGGAAAGGTGTATGCGAGTGGGATCGAGGGACAGGATCGACTGGATCTGCCCTTCTGGGGATTCCAGTTCCATCCTGAACTTGACCGTGGCTTGGACTGGATGGCGGACTTTTTTAAGGGGCAGATGCGGGGATCTGGTCATCCGGTTTCCAAGGAGCCATATGCGTTCGGCAAGCCTGTTGTCCTATGGACCAAGAAGCTTTGCTATGTGTTCCCTGGTGCCAGAAGAAAAACTCGTCGGCGAACAGGATGAGTGCGACGTTTTATTTGCCGATTGACCGGCTGAGAGCAGAAGTCCTGTTACAGAAGTTTCCTCAGAGCCCCATTTTACGTCCATGTTTATACACTAAAACGAATCCTGAGATCTTTGCGGTCTCGTATTCAAAAGGCGGAAAAATCAGCCACAGTCTCGTAGAACGATCCCAGGAAGGAACCTTCTATGAGATTTCAATGCGACTTAGTCCTGACGGAAATAAGGTGTTTTTACGAAGCGTTCATTCGTTCAAGGACATGGCGGAGCTTGAAACTGTCATCAAGAACCTGTGTAGCGGGGAATTTGACGAGGATCCAAGAGACTAATGTCGTTTTTTCTGTGTGCCGACTTTTCGTTTTCCGCCTTTCTTTATATTGTAATGTAAATCAAAGTCGGCTACATTTACCTGAAATATAAAGGACATAATATTGAATCTCAATACGGATCGTTGAAATTCATCAAACCATCCTTTGTTCGATAGCCAAATACAAAACGCTGAATCTCCTATTGTTGTACGGATCCATTTAAACCATTCAGTCCAGGTAGACGCGGAGTTGTATTTTTCTTTAAGTTCCTCTTCGTCAATTTCAAGGATAGACCATGGCATTGTGTTTTTGGCAGTATCCCAGGACATGTGTTGTTTTGTAAGATTCGCCGATGCTAACATGGATCGATACATGGATTCGGATTGGTCATTTATTTTTGCTTTAAAATGTGATTCGTACCATGTTTGACCATCAGTAAAGAGTTTCATGGCGGCAAGATTTACATAGGCTCCATTGTCACATTTTCGATTACTTACGTCATTAAACTCAACAATGGTCACTGCCGGATAATTTTTTTTAATATACGTCATGATTAAATTAAATATCATCGCAGTGTCTTTACCATGTTGAAAAGGTTCTGAACATTCTTCATCCCATCGAATCTTATGAAGAAACGCCCTATGATAAATAGCCCCTTTTGCCATTTTTGAAAGATGGGCATAGGCACAGTAAATTGTTTGTGATCCAATGAAAATATCAATGGACCATTCATAAACATAGGTTGTAATCGTCATTCGTTTGTTTTCGACTATAACATCTTCGATTTTATGGTCAAGAACAGTATTTTTCGGAGAGGGCTCAATTAAGCCATTCCGCTTTAATCGCCGACTCATCTATTAAGTATTTTAATTTTATAGGTTGTTTTCTAAGCAGTCTTCTTTGTCGAAGACAGCTTAGCTGTCTTCTTTGTCAAAATAGCTAAGCTACTTCTTTGTCGAAGACTGCTAAGCAGTCTTCTTACCAAAGGATAATGAAAATCCACCCTTTTTCGGTTCCACTTTTTTGACCGGCTCAGGCGGCATCGGTGCTTCCAGTACATTGATGGGTGGCTTTACAATCGCAGTAGCAGGTGGTTTGTTCTCTGGTACAGTAGTCCCAGTCTTGGCCGGCAACGTCGGCAGAGTCCCCAGCCATTTACAGACCGCCACATGATCAGCACTGGTAAATGGTGGCAGCTGTCGGCCCTGGACAATCGCAGCAAAAGACGGGATCTGTCTGGCACCACAGAACTTGAGCGAATAATCATTTACGTCAACGTCACACAAGTACCACTTGATGTCGTTACGATAATTATAGACAGATGCCAACTTCAGATTCTGGCAAGGCTTACACCATTTAGCTGTAAAATATATGATTACGAGTGGATCTTCATAGGTCTGTGGCTGTAAGAGTCTAGTTTCCAGATGCGACTGGCTCAGGGGGGACATCATTGCCTTTACCTCGTCGTTTGACATCATTAAACGCTTCCTCATCTCGACCGGATTCGGTACGATTGTCGCCATTGCTGCTCCTATCATCCGTATTCTGATAGGCCCTTCGTAAAGAAATAGTGACAGCAGACACGATTATGAGACCAATGGTAAGGGACAGAAAGAGTGCCAGAGGGGCCGTTGTGTCAGGAATGACGATGTCGGCTCCCCCTGATTGACATGACTTGTTACCAGGGAGTTCGGCTCGGATCTTGCTGAGCTCGGCCAGATTGGGAACTGTCTTTGATATCGCATCGTCAAACAGCATTATTGCTTTTTCAGCAGCATCGCCTGTGACAACTTCATTGACGACAGCCGCAGCCATACCATACGAGACTCGGAGGGCCTGAATGAGACTGTCGAGCAAAGGGACAACCATACTAATCCCAGGAATGACGGACAGGATGCCTCTCACAGTCTGTAAAATCCAGATAAACAGCTGGGCAAACATATTGTTACAGGGTGGGATATTGCTGGGTCTCGGAAAGTCAAAGTAGTTCCAGTTCTGTTCAAAGACCTCCTTGGGCTTCATAAGGAAGGCGTACATCTTGTAGCCCCACCATATAATGGAAATAGGAGCGAGGACCACCGTGAAGAGGAAGCAGAGTCGCAGAAGACCCGACAGGGTATCGCCGACGAGGAAGGAATCACCACCAATGATGCCTAGGGCAAACAGGACCAGGGTATAAATTAACACATGGGAATGCTTGCCCTTGCTTTCAGGGCCAATGGGAGCATCAGGGCGTTGAAACCGGCCAGCGGCGATCCCTGGGAACCCAAGGCCCGGAACAGATGGTCCCGCGAATTTAATGGTTTCCTGGTCCCCCGTGGCCCTGATCGCATCATAAATGTACCAGTAGCCGAACGTATTCGTGTTCACCATGAATTTGGCGACAGCCGTAAGAGGTGATCCAAGATATAAATGATCCAGCCCTATAAATCCGAAAAATACTGCGAGAAACCAGTACCAATTATAGTCCAGGTTTGCCTTCTGCCACGATTTTAAGGATGTGGCGACGAAGAGGGAATTAAGATACTCCATAGGGACAACTCTGTTAGATCCCTATGGAATATTTACTGTGTGTTTCACACTTAGGTTTAGATGGTGAACAGAACACCGCCGAATCCATTGACCACGCGGAAAACGTTGAAGTTCGTGGCGTAAATACGGATGGTCGCATTGCCAACAGTAGGATTGGCCGAATTAAACAGGAGCGGGTTCATCGTGATTTGCCAATTCACAGCGTCGATGCGGCTAGCATTCAGTGTGCCTGTGGGCTGGGCGTCCTCGGGTCTCAAGGCGATGCTGTAATTGTAGATGTAACTCTGAACCGGCGTCGTCGTATGGTGATCATAGGGCTGTTGAAGACGGAAATAGGGTGCTGAGCGGACCTGGAATCTGTCGTATCCGTCTAGCTGTAGGAGAGCCTGGCTAATGAGATCTGTGCGGACCTGGCCCTCTTGTAAATAGGAGGTGATGTTCGGACCCACGGGCTCGTTAATGGCGAGTGACGAATAGTTGAAGAACTCGTGGACCTGATCCATAAAAGTTCTGCGAACCACGAAGATGAACTCCTTGATCGGATGGTTGAAATCGGTCTGGATTGTGATCTGATTCTGGTTCGGTGTGATGGAAATCAGGGGCGTGTACTGGATCTGGTCGATCAGGTATTCATGACTCTGGCTGACGAAGCGGCGACGCTCCTCGACGTCCAGGTAGACGTAGTCGCCCCAGAGCATCATGGAGGTAATGGACGCCGGATTGACCGTGAGGGATCCATTAGGGGTCGTTAGGAGTTTTTGTGAGTAGAACAGACTCTGGAGGGGGGCCAGGGTCAGATTGATACGAATGGGATGGTACTGAAGGGCTAGCAGGGGTATGTAGAGTCCGGGATTGCGGCAGAAATAGAACTGGAGGGGGATCTGGAGGGACAGACCTGGGCTGTTCGGACCCGGAATCAAATCGGGTACCTGGTATCCGTCCACCCTGCCGATCATATTGTTCAGAGCGTCACGTTGCCCTGGAGGCGTTGTTAGTTGCTCCCAGATCTCCATCCATTCGCCCGTTTGCTTGTCAATCTCCTGTTCGCCCACTTCAAAGGTAATTTCTGTGATCAGGGCATTGCCGATGCCATTTACGTAACTCACCGGTGTATTCGATCCGTCGTTCAGGGTGAGCTGCGGCAGCAGAACTTCAATGTAAATCTTGCCGAGCAGATCGCCTCGTCTGGGAATCAGACAGGTAATGCGTTGGCCGAAGTTTGCCGTACCATCAAAGTACATCGGCTGAGACTCTGTGGCGAAGTTTGTGTGTCTGCGATACACCATTTTAAAAAAGGAAATCTGGGGATTTCCTGTTAGGAACGTGTCCTGTTTGCCCATGGCGACGAGCTGTAATAATCCTCCTCCTGCGGGCATCCTCTGTTGTAGCTGTAGGTGTTTTGTGAAGGGGGAATACACGGAGGATTAGATTTATCTGCTCTGATCAGAATGTCGTATCGACCCATGGACTTAGGGTATGTGACCCTACGGAATATACGGCCTGTAAATCCACTAACGAATCAACCATTGTTCCCTGGATATGTTCTGTCCATGGATCAACAAGGGAATAGTGTTTGGGTTCCGATGACGGGAGGAGGGGGTGGAACTGGGTTTACAGGGCCGACTGGCTCAACGGGGGCAACTGGACCTCAGGGTCTTCATGGAACTGCTAGCAATACTGGGGCAACTGGACCTACTGGTGACACGGGACCACAGGGTCCTCATGGAACTGCTACTAATACTGGAGCAACAGGACCTACTGGTTATACGGGGGCTACTGGAGCTACAGGGCCTGCTGGTGCTGCGGCAAATACAGGGGCTACTGGGCCCACTGGATTTACTGGAGCAACTGGAGCAACTGGACCAGCAGGGGAAGCAGCAAACACAGGAGCTACTGGAGTGACAGGTCCAACTGGGCCAGCAGGAGAAGCAGCAAACACAGGAGCTACTGGGCCGACCGGTCCAGGGAATGGAGCTAATATAATAAGTGAAAACTTTATGGTAGCATGCGGTCAAGGTGTAAGTACTAATTTAGGTTATTCATATGATGGAATTAATTGGTCTAACTCTCCTAGCCAACTAACATCTACATCATTCAGATGCGTAGCCTGGAATGGTGCCTTATGGGTAGCAGGAGGAGTCTCAGGAGGACAAGATTCTGATATTCTCATATATTCATCTGATGGGATCAATTGGACACCTTCACCTACACAAGTATTTTCATCTATCTGTTCTACAGTTGCCTGGAATGGATCCCTGTGGGTTGCTGGTGGTCAAGATCTAAGTAATAATTTAGCTTATTCTTATGATGGAATCAACTGGACACCTTCACCTACACAACTATTTTCAGTCATATGTTATTCAGTTGCTTGGAATGGCTCTTTATGGATAGCTGGTGGTGAAGGAACAAACCAAGTACTTTATTCATATGATGGTATTAGTTGGAATCCTTCTGCGTCTGGTAATTCATTATTTTCTATTTACTGTGCCTGTCTAGCCTGGAATGGATCTTTATTGTTTGGAGGAGGATATAATTACCCTACAGGTATATTATGTTATTCAACTGATGGAATTAATTGGACTCAAGATATATCTGGGTCAAGTTTTTTTGGAGCTGGAGGACCATGTAGAACAATTGCCTGGAATGGATCTTTATGGGTGGCTGGAGGACAATCAACAAATAATGTTGGTATAATTATTTATTCATCTGATGGCACTAATTGGTCAGAATCAACATCTGGGTCATCTATAATTAATAATGTTGTTAATACTATCACTTGGAATGGATCAGTATGGGTTGCTGGAGGATCTGGACTCAGTGTAATCGCGTATTCCACAGATGCGATTACTTGGACAATTTCTACTTCAGGATCTTCACTATTCGATACTAATTGTATTGGATTAGCTAGTCGGCGGCCTCTTCCTTATGTAGGGGAAACAGTGGTTCCGCCAATTTTCCATCAAGCCACTGGTCCAGGAGGTCCTTTGATATATACAGATCCGTCAGGAACGAATAATATGTATTATTCAAGAGTTGTTACAATTAATGAAACATCCGCATCATTGAATACTTATGATCAGTTAGGTAATCCAATTTTAAAAATATATCCTCCTGGTGTTGGCTCTAGTCGTATAACTATGAACACTGCTGCTATTACCGGAAGTGGCTACACTAGTTTTACCACAATTGATGGTGCGATTGGACAAATACCAGGTAATTTTGGTATATATGATCAAGGATCTAGAAATATTATAAACTATACGAAAGCAACAAATACAGTACAGGTGGGTGGAGGTTCTACAATTGTAAATATAGATCCATCAGATATATCATTCAATAATATATATAATTATAATACTTCAAACGGTAGTCCAATAATAATTTATGGAAGCTCTTCTTCGCCAACATTACTGCCTTTAGTAATACCAAATGATGGACCTATTACACCTGGATTTCAACGTGTGTATTCATTTACACTTGTATTAGCTGGAAGTGGGGGAGGAGGGGCAGGTGGAGATAATAGTAGTAATTATGGAGGGGGAGGAGGGGGAGCTGGTCAATACAGCAGTCAATACACATACACCACATCGGATCCAAGTAATACATTATCTTCAAAATTACAGTATAGTTGTGGTTTGGGGGGAAGTCAAGGGACTGTCACTAATCCTGGTATTATTGGTGTAGCCTCTACATTTTCTTGGAATAGTTCTCAAATCGTATTAGCTCAAGGGGGAGGAGGGGGAACGATTGGATCTGGGGGTGGATCTGGTGGAGGTGTTGTACCAGGTACATTACCTGCTGGTTGGACATCTTCAAATATTTGTAGTAGTAATGGAAGTGCTGGAGGAGCTGGAGGACCCAGCTTGGGAATAGGAGGTACTGGAGGTACATGTAATGGTAATCCTTCCGTGAATGGTGGTCAAGGTGGAGTACCAACTGGGCCAGGAATTAATGGCTCCCCTGGATATATAAGTATTGATTATGCTTTTTATGATACTCCTATAACATCTTTTGTATTGTCAATGGATAATATCTTAGGATCTCCCACTGCTCCAAAAAATACATATATTTCGACTTTATTTACAAATAATGTATATGGACCTAATTTTTTTACAACATTCGATATATCAGCTAATACAATACTTACACTAGGTGGCCCAGGAAATTTTAATAACTTAACTCAAGGTTTATACACAATTATTACATCATTGACTGATTTAACGTATCCAGGAAGTACTCTATATACATATAATACAATTAGTACAACTGTATATGTGAGTGGTAATTCTGACAGTGGTGGTACTTACGCATTTACTATAGGAGGAAATGCGACATTTTTGCCAATAGGAGATACTTATGTAGGACTAAACTCTGGTGCTCAAGTTTTACAAAATTCAACATCAGGACTTAAATATATAAATTATGCCACTGATGATTTACAAGTAACAATTTATTTCATAAAAATGTTTGGTAATCTTACTTACCCTATCATATAATCGTGCCTAAACCCCAACCAGTTAATATCCCCTAAGAATCAGAATGTCGGCCAGGAAGACTCTGGATATTGATTTCATCACCCTACGGAAAATCAGGGCCGTCGATCCTTTAACGAATGCCTTGATTACGCCTAATTTCATATTAGCTATGGATAACCAGGGACAGGCCCAGTGGGTAAACACATTGTCTAACATCAACACCTATGGAGGTGTCACTGGCTTCACTGGACCAACAGGGCCAGTGAATCAGTCGGCTATGGTTACTTTAGTGGGTAATTCGAGTGAATCAACGATGTCAGGCATGCCTTATGCCGTTCAGTTTCCAACTATAGACCTTAGCAATTCCACAGCGTCCAACTTTGGGATTACCTGGGATAGTTCGGGATCTGTATTTACGAACACATCTGCGTTGCCCCTCCAGGTGCTTCTGACTTGGCAGATCGGCTGGAATCAGCTCCCTAGTCCTAGAGCCGAATACCAGTCCTTGACGACCTATGCCCAAGTGAACGGATCCAATACTTACGGCTATCAGACGAATGACTATGGGCTCGGGGATATTCGAGGGAATGCCAATCCTAGCCAGACCAGTTCCTGTGTGGTCCTCTTGGACCCGAGCAGTTCCTTTTCGATTTACGTGAACCAGGTTAATAATGCCGGCTGCCCAGCAAATATAAATGGGAATTCAAAGCTTATTATGACCCTGGTTCAAACGGGGCCAAAGGGAGATACTGGATATACTGGACCAACTGGACAGGCTGGACCAACTGGAGATACTGGATATACTGGACCGACTGGACAGGCTGGACCAACTGGAGCAGGTACATTGTTAGTAAGTGATAATTTTACAGTCGCATTGGGAGATAATAATAATTCAATCGCATATTCATATGATGGACTAGGGTGGAAACATGTTGCGAATAGTAAATCTATTTTAAATTTCGGTTATGGTGTCGCTTGGAATGGAAGTATGTGGGTAGCGGTAGGAGGAGGAGACAATACAATCGCATATTCATCAGACGGAATTCATTGGACTCCTTCTGTATCTAATCCATTTATTAGTCCAAGTTTATATACAGGGTATGGATATCGAGTTGCCTGGAATGGATATATGTGGGTTGCTGTGGGCTATGGTATAAATACTATCGCATATTCCTATAATGGACAGGTATGGACAGGAATTGGACATACTATTTTTAGCGATGCTTGTTTTGATATACAGTGGAATGGAAGTATCTGGGTTGCTGTTGGAAGAGGCACAAATACAATCGCCTATTCATATGATGGAATCAATTGGTTTCCTGGTATAGGTTATTCATTTGGGTTTGAAGGGGCTGGTATAGCATGGAATGGATCACTATGGGTTGCTGTTGGAAGTAATTCATATCCTGATGGAGTTACCGCATTTTCATATGATGGTATTCATTGGCAGTCTGGTACGAGTCTAGGTTCAGCTGGTTATTGTATTGCGTGGAATGGATCTATCTTTGTTACGTTAGGTTATAGTAATAATGGTGCTACATCAACTGATGGAATTACGTGGGATACTTATACCACATCTATTATGTTTGATGTTTACGATGTTACTTGGAATGGATCTTTATGGATTGCGACAGGTAATGGTGCTTACGGAAATACAATTATGGCAAGTGTGGATGGAAGGGTCTGGACAGGTTTAGGATCAGGTATATTTGATAATATTGGGTATGGTGTTGCCAGTCGGCGACCCCTCCCTTACGTCGGTGAAACCGTTGTGCCGCCAATTTTACACCAAGAGGCTGTCGGTCCTACAGGAGGAGCTGTCGTATTTACGAGCCCAACAGGCACTAACAACATGTACTACTCGAGATTTCTGTCCGTGACGGAAAGTGATAGGACTCTTGGAGTCAATGGATCGGTTCGCATAGGACCGACTGGGACTATATCCTCAGATGCCAGTAACAACCTCATTCTGAACACAAGTTTGTTGCCATCAACTGGCTATGCCTATGATCTCGGATCCACTGGAATGCCTTGGAAGGAACTGTACGTTGGAACGGGATCTGTCCATATCGGACCTACGGGAACATTGTCGGCAGATCAGAGTGGAAATATAGTCGTTAGTGCTGTGAACGGACTATATCTCAGGGATCTGAGTGGGGGTCTAATATCACAAGTCTATGATACACATTTCAATGTGCCGTATAGTGGTGGATCACAGACGCTGAGCCAGAGTGGTAATTCAGTAACACTTAGTGGTGGTGGTGGATCCGTCAATATTGGCCAAACAACCGACGTATCACAAAATACACATAAGTTAACAGCTATAGACTTTATAGCAGGTGGCGTCTCTAATTTTGATATAACAAGGTTTAGTAGTGTTGTTGACATTAGTGGTGCTTTATACACCGGACATCCAATTGAAATTAGAGATGGTAGCGGAACTCTAACATTAGATGTTGATCCTAGTGGAAATGCTTCAATCTTTCCTGGGACAGGAGTCGCAGGTTATTCAACCGCTACAACTGTTATAGGATGTGCTTCGTCACAGAATGCTGTAACAATCAGTCAAGGTACTATCACAGGAGAATATGTAGATCAGCTTGTTGTTGGACGGCCATCTAGTTCAGGGATTTTATTACAGGGTTCTAGAGGAGCTGCCGATCAACATGGCTACATCCGAATGAATACTACAACAGGCAATGAAGTACTAAGTCTTGGTGCTGGCGATGATTATACAGCACAACTTACATTTAACAGAGCAGCTGGTGGCTCTGTAACGATTAATGGTCCAGCGACAACGACAATTAGTGGAACATCCACAACTATTAATAGCACAAATACAATAATTAATGGGAATCTTGATATATCGGCAGGTTATGCTATTTATACAAGTAGTATAAATCCAGCAAGTGTTCCTTTACAAAGTTATACCAATCCGAATTCTGGCAATTTATTTATTACACCAGTAAATGAAACACAGTTATCATTACCAAATGATGGTCCAATTCCATCTGGATATACTCGATATTATTCATTTACAATCGGAATGTCATCAGGAGGAGGGGGGGGAGGGAAAGGCATAATTGAAGGTGGTGGGGGGGGGGCATCAAGTGGTTTATTTATAGGACAATATACATATAATACATCCCAAGCTGGAACTGAATTAAGCCAATATTTTAAATATGCAGTAGGCCAAGGTGGAGGAGGACAGACATATGGTGATAGTGGGCCAGGAGGGTATCCAGGAGGGACAAGTTATATAACTTGGAATAGCAATCCATTTGTTACTGTAGGTTCAGGAAATGGTGGGGGGGGTAATGGTGGAGGGAAAGGATATCCAAATCCAAACATACCAGTAAGTCTACCTCCTTACTGGACTACTATTTCCAATACTGAATACGCAGGCAATCCAGGGGATGATAATAACTCCACGTATGGGGGAGGGGGGGGAGATATATATACAATAATATATAATGGTGTAAATTATTCAAATTCTGGGGCGGGAGCAGGGGGCGATGGAGGACATGGTGGAGGTAATGGAGTAAATGGTTATTTAAGAATAATTTATTCATTTTACGATAGTAAGACTGTAACACCATCAGTAGCAGCACAATATGTACTTGGAAATCCTTCTTCTTATGATACCTCTAATTCAATAACATATATTAATAATTTATATACAAATAATGTATATGCTCAAAATATAGAATATACATTTACTGCTACCCATAGTACCTACACTGTAATTGGACAACCTAACGATAGAAATATAACTCCTGGTTTTTATACAGTACTAACAATATTAACAGGTGGGAATAGGTATGTTTCTTCTAATTCAATTAGTACAACCGTTTATGTAGTCGGCAATAAGTTTGTAGGAGGAAATGGTATAGCTAATCAGGGGGGCGGAACAGGTGCTGGTCCTCAGATTTTAGCGAATACCGAAATAGGTCTTCAATATTATAATGGCGATTCAGTAGATGTCAATGTAACAATTTATTTCATAAAAATGTTTGGTAGTCTTACTTACCCTAACATATAATCGTGCCTAAACACCTACCAGTTAATATCCCCTAAGAAACAGAATGTCGGCCAGGAAGACTCTGGACATTGATTTTATCACCCTACGGAAAATCCGTGCGGTCGATCCAGCGACCAATGCCCTGATCACGCCAAATTACATCTTGGCTATGGATGGCGAGGGTCAAGCCCAGTGGGTCAATACCCTGTCCAACATCAACACCTATGGAGGCTACACAGGGATGACAGGACCAACGGGTCCGATGAATCCAGCGGCTCTTTTGACCGTTACGGGGGATCCCTCATCATCCCTCCTAGGAAATATTGGCCAGGAAATAAGCAACAATGTTGTAACTGTTGTTCAATTTCCTAATGTGGATATATCAAATTCCACAACAAATATCGATATCGGTATCGAATACGATCCTTTTACAGGGTCTTTTACAAATGCGACTCTGACCCCTCTTCAGCTCCTTCTGACCTGGCAGATCGCCTGGACAGATCCAAGTTCAAACTTCGATTACAGATCCCTTACGACTTACGCAGAAGTCAGCGGTCTATATATTGATCATAGGCAAAGTAAGTACGGTTACGTGACAAACGAATTCGGTCCAGGAGATGTCAGCGGTAACCCTGTTCAAAGCACTAGTTGCGTGATATATCTGGACATCTGTGACAAGTTCTACATTTATGCGAAGCAGACGAACAGTGGTGGCTTGCCAACCTATATTTCGGGTCAGACATCCGATATGGCCAAGGGATACTCCACAAAGCTCACGATTACCCTGGTTCAAACGGGTCCGAAAGGCGACACAGGTCCAACGGGTCCAACCGGTCCCACGGGGCCGATCGCTCCCTTGATGACGGAGAATTTCATGGTCGCATGTGGAAACGGTACTTCCACACCAGAACTGAAGTTCTCGTACAATGGACTCGTATGGAATCCCTGCGATCTATCTGCGTCACAGTTCAATGGCCACACATGTAATTCCATTGCTTGGAGCGGAAATCTCTGGACTGCGGGATTCACGCCACCAGTAGGATCTGACACACCCATATATATTGCCTATTCGAGCGACGGGATCAAATGGTATCCTTCCACATTTAATCCAGACATAACAAGTTGTAATGCGATCGCTTGGAATGGTGTCATGTGGGCTGCGGGTACAACAGGTAGTACCATATTCGTCTATTCCTATGACGGAATCAATTGGGACAGTTCACCAAGTACGTTTGGAACAACAAGCCGATGTAACACGGTTGCTTGGAACGGATCTATTTGGGTCGCGGGTGTATCGGATAGTGGATTACATCAGTATGTATATTCCTACGATGGGATTAATTGGATTCAAAGTAATTCAGCCACATTTAGGAGCGGTGGTCAAGTCAAAACTTTAGCCTACAATGGTTCCTATTGGGTCGCAGGTGGATATGGACCAGTACTACTTGATGGTAGCACACTCTCCACTTCTTACGATGGAATTACTTGGACTTCATCAAGTGCCAGAACACTTTTGAATAATGGCGTTAATTCTGTCGCCTGGAATGGATATCTGTGGGTTGCGGGAGGACAGCCAGATACTAGTGGCAATACAATTGCGTATTCCTATGATAGCGTAACCTGGACAGATTCCAGTTCAGGATCGACTCTTCTCAGTACCGGCTGTAACACGGTTTCCTGGAATGGTGCTATCTGGTTCGCCGGCGGAAATGAATGTCCTGATTATGCGATATATTCGTATGATGGAATCAACTGGACAGTCTTCGATCCGATACCCTTCAATGGCGATGTTACAGCAAGTGCCGCTAGACGGCCTCTCCCTTATGTTGGCAAAACCATCGTCCCTCCCGTGCTCAATCAGTACGTTGGACCCCCGAACGGTGCGATCACCTATGTCAGTCCATCAGGTGGCACAGGGTTAAATGATATTTATTACAGTCGCTTCGTGACGATTCATGAAAGCGGACCTGTCGGTACAGGGACTTTGGAAGTCTATGGGACAGTCCAGATCGGCCCTACTGCGTCCATCACGTATGATAACGCAAATGATCTGGTGTTCAACACGACCTTGTTGCCAGACATATCAGATGCCTATACGATTGGTAACCATACGCATTTTTGGAAGGATCTGTATGTGGGAACTGGCGGTGTTCATATTGGACCTACTGGGACTGTGACAGCAGATCATAGCAATAACTTAGTTCTGAATACGACCTTGTTGCCTGACATATCGGATGCCTATACGCTGGGAAACCCTGGTCAGTTCTGGAAGGATCTGTATGTGGGAACTGGCGGTGTTCATATTGGACCCACTGGGACTGTTACCGCAGATCAGAGCAATAACTTGGTTCTGAATACGACCTTGTTGCCAGACATATCGGATGCCTATACACTGGGAAACCCTGGTCAGTTCTGGAAGGACCTGTATGTGGGGACTGGCGGTGTTCACATTGGACCCACTGGGACTGTTACCGCAGATCAGAGCAATAACTTGGTTCTGAATACGACCCTGTTGCCTAACACAGGGTATGCCTATAATCTGGGGTCTCTTGAAAAGCCTTGGATAGGCGTCTATGTGGGAACTGGATCTGTCCATATTGGTCCCACAGGAACTATATCTGCGGATCCCAGTAATCTAGTGTTAAATACCTCCTTGTTACCAGATCTATCGGACGCGTACCTACTTGGAAATACGGGTCAGCCCTGGAAAGAACTGTATGTTGGAACGGGTGGTGTATTCCTAGGACCTACAGGTGCCATTCAGTCTGATCAGAGTGGCAATGTGACAATTACATTCAATGGGATCTTTGATGTGACCAATAAGGTAAAAACGGGTCAAGTCTATGACACTGTGTTCAACCCCGTGAATACGAATCCAGCTGCGTTCTGTGTCGCAGCTGGATGGAATGAAAACAACAGTAATAACATAATTTATAGTTTAAATGGTGCCGATTGGAATACTGTAGATGCGAGCAGTAATGATTTAATTATGAAGGGATATGGTGTCGCATACAATGGTTCTATTTGGTTAGCTGGCGGTGGATATTCTACAGCCTCCATCATTTACAGTAGCGATGGCATTCATTGGTCGCCTTCCCTAGACAGTTCCAATATATTACAAAGGGTCAATTGCTTTGCGTCCAATGGTCCTATGTGGATAGCGGGAGGTGAAGGAACAACTAATTCCCTTGCTTATAGTTATGATGGAATTTCTTGGACAGGTATATCTGGGAGTCATGATGTAATATTTAATGTGTTTACATTAGCCTGGAATGGATATATATGGTTAGCTGGAGGTAATGGTTATAATGAATTAGCGTATAGTTACGATGGACTACATTGGACTCCTGTAACTACGTCATTAAGTACTGTTAATGGAATATGTTGGAACGGGACTATGTGGGTAGCTGTTGGTCAGGGGTCTACAAGTATTGAATACAGTTATAATGGAATTAATTGGACCCCTGTATCTGCTGATGTATTTCCTGACGCAGTAGGGCAGAATATCGCATGGAATGGATCTTTATGGGTAGCGATCGCATCAGGATCGACAACAAATACATTTGCCTATAGTTTAGATGGAATTTATTGGACACCAAGTGGAAATGGTATATTTATTATAGGGCGTAGTATTTGCTGGAATGGGACATACTGGGTAGGTGTGGGTCAACAATTTTTATCGCCCGGTGGTCAAGCAGAAGTCTATAGTGTTGATGCTATTAACTGGAGTCTTTCTTCTAATACATTATTGACCATCGGTTATAGTGTCGCGAGTCGCCGACCCCTTCCTTTCGTCGGCCAAACAGTCGTCCCTCCTGTTTTCAACCAAGGTGTAGGACCCACAGGAGGGGCTCTTCTGTACTCCAGTCCTTCAGGAGGCACGGGTCTGAACGACATGTACTATTCGCGATTCCTCAATATTAATGAAGGGACTGAATATAGAACAAGAGTATTAAAAATTAATAACGGGACAGTACAAGTCAATGACGTATCAGGAAATACGCAAATATCACTGTTTCCTGTTAATAGCAATTCAAGTCGCATTTATATGAATACATCTGGGAATGGCCCTTATGATCCAAACAATGTTGTAAACATAGATGGTGGGGGTGGTGGAATTGGAAATTTTAGTATTGCTGCTCGCGTTGCGTCTAGTGATTATTCAGATATTATCAAATTCAGGAACTCAGACAAATCGATCATTCTGGGAACAGGGACAACCACTTACAACGCAGGCAACTTAGTTCCCGATGTGTCGAACACATATACCCTTGGATCAAATGCCTTGCCTTGGACCAACCTGTACGTCGGACCTACAGGTATTCATATTGGACCCACAGGAACCATCGTAGCAGACCAGAATAATAACTTGGTTATGAATACAAATCTGTTACCAAGTACAGGCTATGCCTATAACCTGGGATCTGCGGCCAAGCCTTGGCAAGAGCTCTATGTAGGAACGGGGTCTGTTCACGTGGGACCCACAGGTACAATTTCAGCAGATCAGAGCGGCAACCTGATTCTTGGGGATCTTTCAGGGAATGGGCTCCAGATTGTGCCAAATTTTAATAGTGGTCCCTTGTTAAAACCTATAAGCACAGCAGGTATTTATAGTCAGCTACTATTTAAGGCATCAGCAGGAACAGATTATGTGTTCCTGAATTCTGAATCACTAGGCCCCCAGTCCAGTACCATCTCCCTTGGCCAACCGAATAATGGGGGAGTTATTGCTGGCGGATATTATTGGAATGGTCTTTATTTAAGAGGTGGTACTGGAATTCACTTTGATACTGGGCCGACTATTACAGCCGATTCAACAAACGTGATTGTGAGTTCCAATCTGATTCCTGATGTTTCAGGGGTTCGCAACCTCGGATCTGCGTCCAAGCCTTGGGCAAATCTTTATGTTGATACAAGTGCTACAATTCACATAGGCCCCACAGGGACAATCACATCCGATGCCAGCAGTAATTTAGTGACGAATACAAATTTTTTACCATCCACAGGAAACTCTTATAGTCTCGGATCGGTTCAACAGCCTTGGCAAGAGCTCTACGTTGGAACAGGATCCGTTCACATTGGCCCGACGGGAACAATTTCAGCAGATCAGCAGGGGAATGTCATTATAAGTACTAATAGTGGTCTCAGTTTAACAGGACCTTTGGGTCCTAGTCAAGTGTATGATTCAGTGTACAACCCACCACCAGGTGGTGGTGGCGGGGCTTCAGGAGAGTTCTTGACGGAGAATTTTATGGTAGCGGTTGGATTTGGGACAAATAAAATTATTTATTCATATGATGGAACTACTTGGACAAATGCGATTCAGTCAATTTTTGAATCTGCAAATACAGTTGCTTGGAATGGATCCCTATGGGTATGTGGTGGATTTAATGGGGCAGCTGGTGTAATCGGATATTCATCGGATGGTATTAATTGGTACCAAGGCACAGGAAATGTGCTTATAGTTCTGGGTGTTGCTTGGAATGGTTCTATGTGGGTAGCTGTTGGAGATGGAAATGGAGACTCATCTACACAATATTCATATGATGGAATAAATTGGCTAGCTGGACAAAACATATTTAGTGGTAATGGAAACAGTATTGCCTGGAATGGTTTCATGTGGATAGCTGTAGGTGAAGTTCCCTCTTCAATATACTATTCATATGATGGAATGTCATGGCAAGCATCAAGTAATAATCCTTTTGGAGAAGCAGCAAATGGGATAGCCTGGAACGGCTCTTTATGGGTTGCAGTTGGTCAAGGATCCACATCTATAGCATGGTCATCTGATGGTAAAACCTGGACAGCCATTTCGAATTCTACAACCTTATATTTTAATGCGGGATCAAGAATAGCCTGGAATGGTTCTAAATTTGTTGCTGTGGGAGTTGATGATGGAGGAGCTGGTAGAATAGCCTATTCATCCGATGGTAAAAACTGGACGTCAGCGACTAATATCCCCTTTTCTTTAGAGGGAATAAATGATGTAACATGGAATGGACATAAATGGTTTGCTGTAGGAGATATACCTTCAATAGTTTCTTCAATTGATGGTAATACATGGACAACAGTTTCAGTTAGTGCTTTGAATATTAATGGACAGGGTATCGCTAGTCGCCGAGTTCTCCCCTACGTCGGTCAAACAGCTGTCCCGCCCGTGTTCCATCAAAATGAAATAACAACATCTACTGGTGCGTTAGTGTTTACGAACCCTACAAATACGAACAATTTGTACTATTCACGATTTTTGGATGTTAGCGAAAATGGCGATGGAACGGGGGTATTGAAGGTGAATGGAACAATAGATGTATCAAGTGTAATTAATCCAAATGGTGATTTATTATTAGGTCCAGTAGGTAAACCCGATTGTTTAGTTCTTACTATAAACCCTGCTTCTGGTGGCGGATATATTGAAGTGGGTGGATCTGGTGCTGGTACAGTGAATATAGCAGGAGGCAATCCCTCTTTAACAAATTATAATGGATCGATACAAATGAGTGGTGAACCAAGTAGTAATCCAACATTAACTATTGGAGCAAATCACACTAATTATAATAATATTGTTGTCGGTCCTGGTTCGCAAACAACAATCAATGGTAATTTTTTTATAACTAACGCGTTGTATTGGCAATATGCTGTTAATACAAATACCCTATTTGTACAAAACACATCACTTATTTGGGATACTACTTTAAATGAACCCAGTAACTATTCTAATGTGTTAAGTAGTTTAACTACATGGACAGCTCCTGTAAGTGGTGTATATTCAATTCAATGTAGCATAACGGCAAATTCCTCTGGGGGTGGGCAATTTGCTCAAGTTGTTGTATATTATCAACAGGGAGAATCAGACGAGGCATTTGTAGGACCTTATGTAGCTTTCAATACAACCATTTCAGCATATGACGGTATTTATGGTAATGGATATTTATTTCATCAAATGTATGTAGCTCAAGGAAAAACGATAAAAATAAATCAAATACAAAATCCAACCCAAATGTATTATGGACAAAGAACTCCAAGTTCCCCACCAAACCCAACAACACTAACAATAACACTTGTTCAAACAGGGCAACCAAGTAATCCAGGGGCCAATACATAATCTCATATTAGACGAACAGTAGTACTTTAGAACAAGGTCGGTCCTTGTTCTAATGTAGTTTTAATACAGATTTTAAGGATTATAGACAGCTATTTTATACGATACAGGAGCCCCTGTTCCAATATCCACAGTAATCGGTATATAACCGGCTAAAGCACCAGCAGCTACAATCCCAGTATTTGTCATATTCAATGAACTTGTGAATATGGACGGGGTTAGAATAGGAACTGTCGATGTAACATCTGTTTGATTCACTGAGAATTTTGTAATAGTATTTACATTTACATTCAGAGTAGTCGTCGGTGTATCACATATAACATCAACACCACTTCCTAAAAGCCCACCACTATAAATGCGATCTGTGTACATCTGATTGCCATTCAAAAGAAGTTTGTAAGGGGTTGCGATATTCACATTTCCTTGTATCTGTATGGTTCCTGTAGGCGTCAAGGGCTTAATCGTATTGACGTAAAAGATCGACTGGACGGCCGTTCCATTCACCTGGTTCGGCGAATAGGGACTGATTAGAAAGGGATTCGCATTGTTGCTGATAAACGTATTCGGATTTGTGAATCGTCTATAATAGTCTGAGATTGACGGTAAATTGTATTCACTGCGAACCTTAGAGTCTGCGGGTGCCGCTTGCATTACTTCTGATTATGGAAATATCTTTTAGACCGATTGGAAGTCTAAAGCGATTATCTTGAAAGACGAATAGGTAGAGATGGAGGCCCATTACTACGCCCCCTACGAATCAGATTCATCAAAATCCGGATCCGAAGCAAGTTCCCAAGCCGACTCCGATTCCGAAACAGAGTTATCAGAGGATGAGCTGAGTTTCGAAGATACGGCCGCTCGTCGCCTAGACAACGACTATCGCTATGCCCTCGTGAAAGCCGGTGGTCCCAATTTCAATACCCTAAATGAACAACTCGCCTTCACGAAAGACAACATCGGGTCCGCCTATTCCAATGAGCTTGTTGCTGACCAAACACTCCAGCCGTCCGAGGTCAATCCCATTTACAAGCAGCCCAAAAAACAGATTTTGAGCAGTCTTTTCAGCTTCAAAAGCGACGATCGCGATAAAATGGTGTATCCCTTTTCCACCTATTTTACTATTAAAACACCCCGTGTCTATAAGAATGTCACGCAGATCCAGCTTGTTCAGATCAACATTCAAATTCCCTCAGGAGCCATTCCTGATGTGAGCTCCTTGGAAGCGAAGATTATTGAGGTCATCGGCAAAAAATTTGATATCAGTGACTGTAGTAATTGCTTTTCTTCCCAGTCCCAGACCTCCAGTTCCATAAACTCGATTGGAATCGCCGAATTTGGTCGTCAGAATCCAATTCAGCCAGATCAGGTCCTTGTTCATAATATCAAGGCTAGACCAGGTATCTACGATCCTGTAACGTTGATCGATGAACTGGACAAGCAGGCCAATAAAACGCCGCCCTTTACCACTGTGTCTTACGCCGAGCACCGGCGACTCTTCATGTCCACTAAAACAGTCGATCATCTGTTCAACGAACCAGGACGCTACTACGAAAACAAACTCACAGGCAATTTCTTTGCGACAAACAACAAGTCCGATATCATATCACTGTATCTACCAAATCTAACGTTACAAAACAGTTCTAACCCATCAGAACAGGAAACCCTGGTAGCCTATTTTTTCCCAGTGCTCCGCGAGGCCTTTCAAACGCCGTTCGATTCCAAGTTCCTCGATTTCGGAGGAGAGACGGAAAGGGTTGCGGCAAGGCGTGTGCTCTATACGTTCGAGGGACTCGGGTCGGCCTATTATTACCATCTGTGCCAGCTCAATCGGCTGTATCTGACAACGCTGAGGCGGGCCTACACATTCGAATATCATCCGATCAACGACTACGAATGGGACATTGAGCCAGGGACGAATCGGATTGTTGCCAGACATGCGAATCTCCATAAATCCATTCAGACAGATATTGCGAAACGCTATGCCTATGACATTCAGCAGGAGAACGTGAAGGCAGGTGTTACTGGCCAGATCCTACAAAGACAGCTCCAGACAGAGGCGGTCGTGACAGACTTGAAGCACCAAGTGGATCTGGCCCTTGTCCAAATGGGCGTCCCCTATTCCCTGTATTCCACGAGCTATCTCTACACATCTACGAATCTCCTTTCCACGACAGTCCTGTCTGCCCTTCCCACAGAACAACAGTCCGCGACAGACAAGCACCTGTTTAACTTAGCAACAGGGACCACGTTCGCTCCACAGCCAGGAATCCCAGTCGGCAGTGGATCCTATGGCTGGAACAGCCTTCAAACAATCATCGGGGATCTGGCAACGCACGGGGATCTGGCAGCTTCAACAGACTATATAAGTTCTATCATAAAAACCAATACTGCCTCCGTTCTGACCAAGGCCGGTGACAACGCAATTCCAGGATTCGGCGGCGTCCCCGTTCAAGCCACCGACTTTCCGTCCCTCTACAGCACCTTCGTGAACTACCAGTCCACGAATACAGGTCTTAGTCAAAACATTACAACAGCGTCCTTGGCCGCGAAAACAGCAACGAAGAACTATGTCAGTAATCGCTATTCGACCGTCTTTCCGTCCTTTCTGTTAAATAATGACGCTGTTCCAACGAACGCGGGTACAGGAGGAGTTACTTGGTACGCAGGTCTCCATATTTACAAGCCATCGAGCCCCTTCGACTACCCTGGTACAACAGGATCCATTCAAACCACGGATGCCCTGTTTAACGTAGGGCCTTTTGTTAGTCCCTTAAATGATCCACAGACGAGTCCCTGCTGTCGGCTAATCTTTAACTATTTAATTGGCCTATATGGATGTATTCCAACCAACTTTTACATCAACTCAGTGTATTATAAAATGGGATTTGGAATCAACAATTTCATTTCATTTTACAGCACGGTCGGCCTATCCAATGCCCTTAAAAATGACAATATTTACATTACAATTAACACGGAACAGACCATGAATCGCATGGATGTTTCAAGGCCACAGAATATTACAGTTACCCAAGAAACCACGGGTGAATACAACACGGTTCTAGGAAAAATACTTACAGAAGGTACAGGTGTTCAAACATCAACCCAGGCAATTGTTCAGAGTCCAGCACGCTTCAATCCGCCCTTAGCTAATATGGACCACGTAACCTTCCAGCTTCTGCTGGATGATCTGACGCCATTTAATCTTGTTGTTCCCTTTGAAATTCCCAATTCTGCCTGGAATGGAATCCTACAAATTGACCAAGAGATTGGGATTATAGAGAACAATGTTTGAACCTACCAATGGTTGTTGGATTAGCTAAGCTAATCCAACCTAAACCGAAGGTAGTTATAATTGCTACGCAATTATAACTTAAATAATTGTGTAACATACATATATAAAACACTGAACAAAATTAACGGGTCCATCATTGTTGTCAGTAAAGCGGCTCTATACAGACAACACCGTCTGTGGCAACAGCATCTTCCCAATGTCATCCCCTTCTACGCCATGAAGTCCAATCCCGACCCCGTGATTCTCAAGTGGATCCGAGAACTCGAAACAGTCCGACTGGATTGTGCGAGTCCCGGCGAGATGCGAGAAGGACTAAAAGCGGGCTTCAACTCCTTCGAGTTCCTCTATGCGAACACCATGAAGGCCAAGGCCGACTTACAGGATGCCATCATGATCGGGGCTAATACGACCACCACCGATTCTGTCGAAGGTGTCGAGCAGATCGCCGATGCGTTCAAGGAGCTCGGACTGGGTAATCGTATGAAGGCTGTGGTCAGATTAGCCGTGGATGACAGCAACAGTCGCAGCCCCTTCTCCCTCAAGTACGGGGCGACAGACAGTGAATGGTCGCCCATTTTGAAGGCCCTCGATCAACACAAGATTCCCTTTGCGGGTCTATCCTTTCATGTGGGCAGTGCGTCCGCGAATCCCGATGCGTTCCGAAAGGCCATTCGTTTGTGCCGCGAGTTCCAACAGGAAACAAAGCGTCAAGTGCCCATGGTCGACATTGGCGGTGGGTTCTTACCCGATGCGACCAGTTTCGCACAGAACGCAGCCACAATTCGTCATGAGATCGAACGCTGGGGCCATGAGGAGCCTTTCAGTCCGACTCGGTGGATCGCTGAGCCTGGCCGCTTCTTTTCCGCCCCTCTTCAGTCCCTCACCTGTCCAATTCTGTTCAAGAAGAGTTCCGAAGATCGTGTCCGTTACATTCTGGACGAGTCCATCTATGGCCAGTTCAGTTCAATCGTCTTTGACCATGCCCGACCACCATTCAAAGTCTATCGCAGCTATCATATGAAAAAGGAAATCACGGAACCGACTCATAAGAAGGCCTATTTCTTTGGACGAACATGTGATTCGCTGGATCTGATTGCGATTCAGGACAATGCTCCCGAATACAATGTGGGCGATGAGCTCGTCTTTCCCTGGATGGGTGCCTATACTAGTGCGTCAGCGACAACCTTCAACGGCTTTGCGTTACCACGAAAGGTGTATTCTGAGGGCGATAAGCTCACCCCTGCGTTCGAGAATCTGAATCCTGATCCCACTGTGACCTACCCGATTGAGACGAAAAGCAGTGTGTCACTGTCCTTACAGCATTCCTTGTCCTACAGACTTAGCTGATGTATTGGTTCTTGTAAAGCCTTTTAGCTGGGAATTGTATTTATACAGTGTCTTGATGCCCTTGGTCTGATTGGCACCGAAGCTTTCCACGACACAGTTGCCCTCCATGATCAAGTTGTCTGTGAAGAAATTGGGGCATTCGATATGGTAATAAGTGACTGGGGATCCGATGCCATACTGTATAATTTGACTGGACTGTTTTGCGGCGTACATGGGAATGTGCCACAGACCCTTCTTGAGTTGAAAGGCATGGAGTGGCGACAAACGTAAATCTGCCAGGGGCCTCTGAGGTCCGAGGCTGTTTTTCGGAATTAAATAAGGTGCTGTAGAGGGGGAGGCAGAATCGATGGTTCTGCTGTAAATCGTGGCCGGGACCTGACGCCCGTCGGCCGTAAGGACGAGATCTCCCGCCTTTAAGTCCTCTACGGACTTAAAGGATGTGGGGCTGACGGCGATCCGAGATCCCTGAGGGAAACAGGGGACTCCCAGACCTGAATAAGGGGCAATATAGTAAGGGGCTGGAATAGACGGAGGGAATGGTAGTGTATAAGGTGTGGTAGCAAGCAAATTAAATCCGTTAGATGCTGTAATTACGATTATATAAGGTATAGTCGACAGAATATAATTATTATCTGTAATTGTATAGGTTGTAACATTTCCTGCGTCCTGTTGTACGGATACTTGTTCTGATAATGGTGGATTTGAATAGTCATACACAGTAACAGTATAATCCGACGCACCCGGATATGCGGTCCATGAAATAGTAATTGAATTATAACCTGTCCAAGCGGATGATGTGACTGTTAGGGACATGTCTATACTAGTATAATATTTTATTTACAGCCTAAGAATGGCATAAGTTTATACGCTATGATTCTAACGGTAACGAACTTTATTGACGCGTCCATATGGCCTCTGATGTTTATGGGGGGTTATATCTCGACCTGCGTGATCCTAAACTCGTTCCAATCAGACCTTCTACGTCTCTATATACTAAGTCCAACCTATAAGGCGTTTCTAAAGCATGTGACAGCGGCCCATAACACGGGTCTGATTATCTATTCTGCCTACACCTGTTCGTCTCTTCTATATGCGATTTATACAGGAACAGAACATGATCCCTACGTCATGGATCTCTGCTGGGTCTTCGCATACAGTAAAATCTGGGAGTTCCTGGATACCTATTTGATTCTAGCAAAAGGTCAGACGACCATCTTTCTCCAGAAATACAAACATATCGGTGCCTTGTATTGCTGGTGGCTCTGCTGCTACTATAATTCCCAGGAAGTATGGAAGATCGCACTCTACAATTCCTTCGTTCATACCATCCTATATTCCTATTATTTGGCATCTCTTCTAGATTATAAATTTACGGGAGCCAAGCCCTATATTATGAGTCTTCAGTTAGCCCAGTATATCGCAGGATTGACTGAAATGTACTATAGTTATATTCTTCCGAACGTTTCTAAAAGACCCGTAACAGATCTTAGAGACGGGGCCTTTATGTCTATTGGACTCTTCTACGCATATGTTGGCGGTCTTATCGTTCTGTTTTTACAATTGTTTGTTAGTTCATATTGTTCCAAGAAATTAAATAATTCTATTAGAGACTCGGTATGAGCGTGAATCAAACCTTTCAGAATGCCGCAGAACAGCCTGCGACCTATCCGATAACATCTGCTGGTTCGGCTGAGGAACTCTTTCCTCCTATGTGCCTACGAAGCCACTGGGACGCGACGAAGATGCTGACACACATTCTTCCCGATCAGCATGTGGATCTGCCGCTCGACTTCCGACCCTACGTCAAAATCTGTAAGAATTATGTGACATCGGCACCGGCAGAGGTCGCCCCGATGCCCCCGAAGAACATGGTGTTTCCTCCTGGTGGCGAATTCTACCCGCCCGGCCGTTACTCCGCTAATATCAACAAGGAATCCGTGCTCCACTATTTGGATAGAACCCTGGATCGCTGGTGCCAGAAGGACGAATATGTGTCACCGCTCACAAGCGACATGTATGTTCCCAATTCCACTGTCGTACGGACCAAGGCCCCCACGTCGGCCTTGGTCCAGGAACTCGCCATGCCCAAGGCGGTTACGAGGGAGTCTGCCTATCACTGCCGCCAAGAAAATGACATCAAGCTCTGGAACAGATCCCCGCGTCTCTTCAGTAATCCTACCAAGCAGGATCGCTACGGAGCCCAGACCTATTACTCCTTGCCTGGCGGCGTACTTGTCTATCCTCACGGTGGTGTTGAGACTGTGCCATTGACCCATCAGGCGATCGCAGGGGCAAAGATTGTGGGATCTATGAGGAAGTTTGGAGCGGACGGAAAGGGTTTGTATGTGAAGGGATCGAGACCCACATCGGATGCCCCTGGTTCTTTAGGCCCGATCGAAATTCCTGGCGGCTACAATCGCTATTCGGGGCCAGGATCGATTAAGCCAGTGAAGGAACGACCTCTTCAGCAGGTGGTGGGTGGTGTGACAACGGCAGGGATGTACGCACCTGCTTAGACTTTGTTGTGAATTGATCAGAGCCTAAGTAGGCCCTAACTATTCGCTCTAGGTCATGGACATATCAGGGACTGTTCAATGTATAATGGACGAATATGATGCCTGTGATAGCGAAGCGATGTCTGTTGCGTTTCAGAATCATCTGTATGGATGCTTTTCGATCATAGAACAGCACACCGAAAACGGGTCTGTTCTGTTGGATCTGTCAAATACAGATCTGTCTAAAGATCTGTCCCAGACAGATCAACAGACAGATCCCTGGACCACTCTTGGAATTGAATACGGATTTCTAGAAGACAGTCGAGCTATCTATACGGGATCTGACAGATATAGATCTGTCATGACAGAGTTGCTGTTGACTCTGTGGACCGACGAACAGGTGGAAGCGTTAGAACTGTCTGTTTTTGAGGCCCTCAAACAACGGGATGCCAAGTATTTTGTCGCAGCACTAGAGGATGCGACAGAAGGGCTAATGGAGGAAATGAAAGCAGCCTTCATTAATCCAAAGCTTCAGGAGGCTGTCATTGATTTGCCCCCAAAGCCAAAGAAAAACCACTCAAAAACAGCCCATAAAAAGCGTGATCTACTATCAAAGCCCCTGTCTAAGACTAGGAAGAACACACGTTCTTCAATCTGATGGAACTCTGTTCATCCAAACCAGGATTTGCGTCTAGAATGGCTTTGGCAGCCTGCTTCGCCAAGTCACGCCGTCCCTTATGGATCGCCTCATTGATAAAAAATCGTTCAATAGTTCCGATATCATCCATTGGTCCATGATAATTCGTCAAAATGGAGTAATAGTCTCCATAATAAATCGTACACAGTTCAGGAAATCGATCATAAAAGTAATTGAACACCTGTTCCTCGCCATGACCAATGGTGTTTGTCAGCATTTCATAAAAGATTGACATACACCCCGTATAAAAGCGAGATATATAACTCGCCTCTGCTGTCAGACTTCCTGCTGCGATTCCACAGTATCCCCCCTGAACTTTGTTTTGAAGGCGATCTTCAAGTTCTTGGTGCCCCCTATAATGAATATAGCACATGGAAATTTTGGGTCTAGGATTCGCCAGAATCTTCATGGTCGCATCGTGAAAGGATCGCATCACATGGCTTCCCCCAAAATCAATCCAGGTATAAAAGGGCGTCTTATAAAAATTCTCCTGATGTGCCAACTGTAACGCAATAATCTTGAACATAGATACCAAAAAATAAGAGGCTGTATTTCGATCATTGACATAAAATGGCACTCCCTTTCGATTGGCACAGATAATCGGCCAATTATGCCTGTAAAAATCATAATCAGTAAAGGGTCGAACTATATATTTTGTGAGAGTCTGATCTGACACCTCTTCGTCCCTTATGGCCTTGATACTTAAATGGGTAGTATCATCGCAGAAAATCACCATTGGATTCTGTAACTTTAATGTCTCTCTCCCCTTTTCCATATAGAAACTCTGGGGCCTCCCTGCGTCAGTCGCATCGGGTAGTGTCGTCAAATTAAAGTAGAAGGTAACAAGTGTGGACTTATAAGAATAAATTGCGTTATATAAATACTGAAAAATACGATTATCATATTGTCGATCATAGCCTTTGACTCTATAATGATAATGGTGCCCATGTAATACATCATTTAATACTATATCTTGACTAATTTGATGAGTGTTATGTGTATAATCATGACGCTTGCCACTATTTATGGGTATATTCTTTGTTAAAAGAAACTGTCCAATCGCCACATCATCTGGAAGATCCATTATAAAGGAACTGCGATTCGCGGTATATAGTTCAATTATATCACGAGAACAAATATACCCTGAACCTGATGGAAATGTGACACCATAATAGGGTGTTCCAAGAGCTTTTGTTTCATTATATTGACCAAGATGAGCACTCACAAATCCCTCTTTAGGAAACGTGGTAGACGAATGTAAAAGTTCTTTAAAATTCCAAAAAGAACTAAGGTTCGTACGAATACAGAAGTCGAAGGATATATTTCGCAAGCAATATTCCATAGATGTTAGAGTTTTTTCTAGAATTCCTGGAATAAATGACTCAGTTCCTCGACACATAAGGACATCCCCAATAAGACGAACAGGGTCTGTTTGGTCTGGATTCATACGTACAAAGAATGTTTTGATATTTGGATGGCTGTTCATAAAGGATCGGATGATTGTGCGATTCTCATTATAGCAGGATTCACTATCACTGTCAATTATTAGAAATACAAACTTATAATGATTTGTCATACCGCTATAAATTGCGTTATACAAATACTTGAAAATACGATTATCATATTGACGATCTGATCCTTTCACCCTATAATGATAATGTTGTCCATGTAGATCACTTATTACTATTTCTTGATTAATATTATGTGTATTACTTGTATAATCATGACGTTTACCATTGTTGATGGGTATATTCTTTATTGAAAGAAACTGACCAAATGCAACATCTTCATGTGTGTCCATTTTAAACAAATTGCGATTTGCGATAAATAACTCAATAATATCGCGAGAATAAATAACTCCTGCCCCTGACGGATAGTTGATACCATAATACTCTCCAATAACACCATTTACGAATCCTTCTCTAGGAAATGTAGTGCCCATATGTAAAAGTTCCTTAAAATTCCAAAACGAACTAATGTTTGTACGAACAAGGTAGTCAAAGGACATATTTGCTAAACAATATTCCATGGCCATCAGTGTTTTTTGAAGAGCACCAGGAATCAATATTTCGATTCCTTGACAAAAAAGGGTATCCCCAATAAGACGAACAGGGTCTGTTTGGTCTAGATTCATACGTACAAAGAATGTTTTGATATCTGTATTGGAATTCATGAAGGATCGCATGATTCGGCGATTTTCATTATAACACGGTTCACCGTCGCTATCAATAATTAGAAATATAAATTTATAATGATTTTCCATCTAAAACTCATAGTACTCATTTTTTAGATTGTTTAGACATAGGATTCATATAAATTCACAGGGTCAATCAACTTAAATAATATAATAGTTAGTATTATCAATGGCGACTATTTTTGTAACCGCCCTATTAGATCTTCGTGAAGATAGATCAAAAGATAGGGGCGTAGAAGAGCGATTCAAATATTTCAAGAAACTCGCTTCGACAGGAATTCCAATTATTCTTTATCTTAGTAGCACATATTCGTCCTATAATTTATCAGCTTATCCAAATGTTCGAATCGAGCTTTGTGAACTTGAAGATTTACCGATCTATAAGGATTTACATGGTAAATCTGTCTCTCTACCACTTTATCGAACAGACTATCATGATACAATTAATTTTATGATTCTTATGAATTCCAAAATAGATTTCATACAAAAAGCAATGATGCTTACAAACGCAACACACTATGCCTGGATTGATTTTAACGTATTTCATGTATCAAAACATACAGGGTCATTTATGAATCGTATTCAACTTATTGCGAATTCGAAGCTTCAGAAATCACTCCTCGTTTTTCCTGGTTGCTGGCAAAAGGGTACAAATGCTCACAATATATTTGTGAATGTGAACTGGCGTTTTTGCGGAGGGTTTTTTATTGGCGACAGAGACTCACTTACAAACATGTGGACCCTGTACAAGACGCATTTCATACCTACAATTTTAGAGAAGAATTGTATGACATGGGAAGTAAATTTTTGGGCCCATCTGGAAAATACATATGGGTGGAACCCATCCTGGTTCAAAAGTGATCATACTGATGAGATTATCGCCCTTCCATCCACATATTTTTCTGTTGTAGCTTCACTTACAACTATCCCATCAAGAATTTCGAACGAATGTATAAAAGCAATTGATTCACTTCTACCTCAGGTAGACAGAGTCTATTTGTCTGTTTCAAAGTCCTATTCGCGTTTTTCGGATCCGATTATTATTCCAGAGGTTTTTTCTCAAGAGCCCTATGCGTCCAAACTCAAAGTCGTATTCTGTGATGATTTTGGACCCGCCTCAAAATATCTCGGGGCCCTGAATCATATTGAACAGAATCAATGGATTTTTGTATGCGATGATGATCAAGAATACAGGGCAGATCTTATTAAACGTATGATGAATTCAGTATCATCTCTTGGCGTTTATCAAAATCGCTATAATCATATTTGTAAAGGGACATTAGGAACATCAGGTGGTATTATACATGGTTATGTTGGAAACCTAACACATAGGTCCTTTCTAAATAAGCTTTCTACGTTCCCTATTATGCCATGTGCCAGGTATGTCGACGACCAATGGCTGTCTGCTTATTACTATTTTAATAATATTACAATACGTCCTACTAGCATAGAATCCTATAATGATATTTTTAGTGTTACTGAAAATGGATATGAAAAACATCACGCATCCAATCAACTATCGGCTTTAGGAACACGAGACACCTGTGTAGAACAGTTGGCAATCGCGTTACGCATTCATTTTATACAGAATGGATCAGGTTCTATTGTTCGCTTTCTTCAAAAAGAAGCATCTTCCATATCAGGATCCTATACATATCCTTCCTTGCCCCCCTATCACCCAACCTCTGCGTCTTTTCTAATGTATAACAGAACACCTCTGCTAAATGTCCGTTACGTAAATTATTTACTAACGCCTGAAGGCCGTTATATTATTCATGACGAAAAGGGGTCTCTTAAAACAGAGAATTATTTATTAACGCTATCAGACGATTTAAACACAATTAAACATTCATCGCGGCTTCAAAATGTAACAAATCTTCCTAGACGAAGGGATACAATTCAGGGAATAGAAGACATTCGTCTGTATGAATTTAATGGACAGGTCCGTTTAATTGGGACGCAAAGGGAATGGTCGCAAAATGATGAGAATCGTATGGTCATTGGAGATATTTCTGGCTCTGAAGCAATTCATTTAGAGGTGATTGAGCCGCCGAATGCGACATGGTGTGAGAAGAACTGGATTCCATTAGTATCAGAGAATAGGGAAGAGTTTATTTATAAATGGTTTCCGCTTCAAATAGGATCTGTTGAAAATAAACGGTTAAGCATTCATACAGAATTAGCAATGCCGCCTATCTTTGAACGAATCCGAGGTTCAACTATTCCGCAAATAGGCCCTGATGGCAACCTGTGGTTCGTCGTTCATTATTCTGATGAGACAAGTCCACGAACATATTATCATATGTTAGTCATTCTTGAAAGGTCGTCGTATAGATTACTGAAAACATCCAATCCTTTTGTATTTGGACGAATAGGGATTGAATTTTGTATTGGATTCTGTCTGGAGTCAGAGGGTCGTATTCGCTTCTGGTATTCCCAGCATGACAGGGATCCTATGTGGACATCTGTTGGAACAGATGCTTTTGAATGGTCAGTTTGTTGCTAAGTGTGTTGCCTAGCAACACACTACATAGCAACAATCTCATAAAAATCAAGTGCGAATCTTTGGTCGATTCACACGATGCCCTTTACGGAATGGTGTATAGTAACACTATACACCATCTCATAAAAATCAAGTGCGAATCTTTGGTCGATTCACACGATGCCCTTTACGGAATGGTGTATAGTAACACTATACACCATCTCATAAAAATCAAGTGCGAATCTTAAAGACCTACTACAACCTTACGAGGCAGTAGGGTTGCCATGTTAGAATGGATATTAATAGGTCTCATTATTGTCGGGATTCTGACCTTTTTCTATAATCAGGCGAATTACGAATTCAATATCAATCAGATCCGATGGTCTCAGAAAGACAAGCTAGCCGGCCTATTGGACGAAAAGGCTCCGATCGTGCTACAAGACGTTCCATCCGTGGCCTTCTGGACATCCCAGGACATTACGATGCGACCCATCTATAACACCGTCCCAGTATTCGCAGATCAGACGTTGAGTGAATGGCTCGTCACAGCCGACGTCGATGCGGCCTGTCCTTGGACTATAGAACACGCTCAGCTCCTTGCCCTCGGTGCCGGCCTGGATATTTGGACCGAACGAACGCTTCATCCGCTAGTCCTCACTGTTCCTTTGAGCAACCTCTGGTACAGGGCCACGGGTGCCTGTTGGATGGGCAGTAAAGGCCTACATCCATTGAGGGCCAAATGGACGGCCATCTTTGTCACCGAGGGGGCCATTCAAGTGAGCATTGTACCAGGAAATCTAAAGAAGTCCCTCCCGCCTAACTGGACTGACGGGACAGTCCATCCAAATAAGCTCACAATCTATGACACACCCTTTTTGTCCGATCTGAAGTTCTTTGATATTGTCCTTCGCCCCGGCCACTGTCTCTTCCTCCCCACCCACTGGCTCATCAGTTGGTTTTCCCTCGAAACATCCAAGACAATACCTATGATCTGTACGGTAGAATACCATAGTCCAATTAGCAGAATGGCTCAAGAGCTAGCTAAACGTTAGAGCCTAAAAATATACGGCCCATAGTATATAGAACACTATGGAAATTGATTCCGATTCTGAATTGAATTTAGATTCTGTGTTTGACGAAATAAAGGTAGCATATGAGGGTATTGTAAGTAAGTTGACTGATTGTGTCAAGGGACTCAAGGAACTCAAGAAGGAGATCAAGGGTCTGGATGCGGTTAAGGCGGTTCCCAAGAAGGGTCGTGGCTACGGGAAGGCCGTCACAGAAGCACTTGAAAAGGCATAAATTTGACGAAAAGGTGGTTGTTGTGATTTAATAACAAAGTATGGATACTCTTACGACAGAACAAGCGTCGGTTGTAAGAGCATTGGCTGAGGGCAAGAATGTCTTCATGACGGGACCTGGCGGCACGGGAAAGTCCTATTTGATTGGGCTATTACAGACCTGTTTGGAGAGCCTGATCGATCCAGAGGCCAATATGTGTAACAAGAAGGTGAATGTAAATATCACTGCGTTGACAGGGTGTGCGGCATTGTTGCTGGGTCCTAAGGCCAAGACTCTCCATTCGTGGTCAGGGATCGGCCTCGGCAAGGAGGATCCTGTGGACCTCGTCTGGAAGATCAATCGCAATGGACGGGCTAAGAAGCTCTGGCGATCTGTGGATCTGCTAGTGATCGATGAGATCAGCATGTTGACGGCGGAACTGTTGGAGAAGCTCAATGAGATCGGCCAACGGATGCGGAAGAATTTCGATAAGCCCTTCGGCGGTATCCAATTGCTTCTGGTCGGCGATTTCTACCAGCTGCCCCCTGTAATAAAGGACGGAAAGGGGTCATTTGCGTTCGAGAGTCGGCACTGGTCGACGATTATTCACAAGACCATCGAGCTCAAGGAGATCCATCGGCAGAAGGATCCCGTCTTCCAGAAATTGCTGTGTGAGATTCGTCTGGGGGATCTTTCTGCCGAGGGAGAGGCCCTTCTTCGCAGTCGCATGGATCTCCCCTGGCAGAGCCAGAAGATTCGACCGACCCTGCTATTCCCTAAGAATGCCGACGTAGACATGATCAACCAGGTAAACTTGAAGGCCTTGAAGGGTCGACCCGTGACCTATAAGGCCCAGTATGGATATGCGTCGTCCAAGATCGCCGATAAAACCAGGCTCATGGATCCGAGTTTCGTCCAGACGGTGACGAACATGGATCGTGATGCGATGTACAGGACAGAACTGACGCTGTTAACGGGGGCCCAAGTGATGTTAATTACCAACCTGTCCGTCGAAAAGGGCCTCGTGAACGGATCCAGGGGCGTTGTTGTAGGATTTACTGAAAAGTCCGCGGATAAGGATGACGGGGACATTCCGATTGTGGAATTCCTGAACGGCATGCGAATCCCCATTCCTACGCACAACTGGGAGATCGAGGGCCATCCTGGAGTCTTCCGCAATCAGATCCCTCTTCGTCTGGCCTGGGCCTGTACGATTCACAAGGCCCAAGGGTCCACGTTGGACTGTGCCCTCGTCGACATCGGTGACAATACCTTTGAATGTGGCCAGGCCTACGTCGCGTTGAGCCGCGTCAAGAGCCTGGACTCCCTATACGTCCACGACTTTGACAGGGCGGCGATTCGGGCGAATAAGAAGGTATATGACTATTATAAGAGTCTTAGCGAAGAGTAATAGATAAGCTTAATGAAAAGAAAATTGAAGTCCGGGTAATTTATTTTGAATTCAATTATCCTATTTTTAACTGCTAAATTTGATCCAAAGCGTAAAGTTACTGGGAGCCAACAAATGGAGAAAAAATCACACCTACCAGTACGGCAAATGGACTCCAAGGTAACATCTATAACAAAGACACCAGCTCAAAGTCCCGTGTTAAAGGGGATCGGTGCGAGGTCGCGAGCGGATTCTGTGACCATGCCCGCCATGTCTTTAAGTCCTCCCACGGAAACGGATGAGTTCATAGAGCCGATTCTGAGGGAAAATACGCATCGATTCACCTTATTTCCCGTTCAGAAGCCCAAGCTCTATGAACTGTATGAGAAGCATAAGGCAGTCTTCTGGCTACCGCATGAGGTGGATCTGAGCAAGGACCGAGAGGGCTGGTTGAAGCTCTCGGATAAGGAGCGATTCTTTCTCCGTCATATCCTGGGATTCTTTGCCGGCTCGGACGGGATTGTTCAAGAGAATTTGGCCACCCGATTCATGCGGGAGGTCCAAGTACAGGAGGCTCGTGCGTTCTATGCGATCCAGAATGCGATTGAGCAGATTCATTCGGAGCAGTATTCGCTGCTCATTGATACGTATATTGATGATCCTGTGCTCAAGCTGGAGACCTTCCATGCGATCCAAACGATTCCGTGCGTCGCCAAGAAGGCCGATTGGGCCAAGAAGTGGATTGAGTCCAAGGAGGAGAACTTCGCCACGAGGCTGATTGGATTTGCCGTTGTTGAGGGGATCTTCTTTAGCGGTGCCTTCTGTGCGATCTATTGGCTCAAGTCTAAGGGACTCATGCCTGGACTGACCCTGAGTAATGAGTTCATTGCTCGTGATGAGGGGCTTCACACAGAGTTTGCCTGTGCTCTGTATGAGGAGATCGAGAGGAAGTTGCCAAAGGCAAAGGCTGTTAAAATCATTAAGGAGGCGGTGAAAATCGAGAAGGAGTTTATTACGGAGTCGTTGCCGTGCGATTTGATTGGCATGAACTCCAAGCTCATGTCCCAGTACATTGAGTTCGTGGCGGATAGGTTGTCGACTCAGCTCGGTTATGGAAAGATTTATACTACGGCCAATCCGTTTGACTTCATGGAGCGTATTAGCATGGAAAGCAAGGACAACTTCTTTGAAAAGCGTGTGAGTACGTATGGGAAGGGAGCCATTGGTCAGGAATCAACGGGATTTAATATGAATGCGGATTTCTAGGATTTCTAGAGAAACCGATTCTTTAAAAACTGAAATAGCTTTGTGGGGTTTTCTATAAGCATTGTATGATATACCTCTGAAATATCATACTCGTTCATTTCCATAAAGATTATATAGGCGACAGGGACAATACAATTATTGATCAATGTTTTTATGGACAGATCGAGGGGAACCCAGAGGAAGGGCGAAAAGTACAGGATAATTGTGTATAATTTCTTCCATAGGGGATCGATTCGAAAACGACTAACTAGTTGATAGAGCCCGGGACCTAACGCAAGTAAAATAAGAGGAAATGTATTTATGGGACTAATGCCTAGACCATATAAAACGGACGCAATAAAGACCCACCAAGCAAATACTTGGTAGAATTTAACAATCATTCTATGTCTACTTTGTAGACATAGAATTGTTAAATATAAGTTTTAAAAAACTAGAATTTAATACTCATATCCCTATTATTAATAATTATTAATAATAGGGATGTGGATATATCTGCTAGCAATAGCTCTATTACTATTTTTGTTATATAAACAACGGGAATCCTTCATAGACGTTGTAGCAGTTTCAAGGCCTTGTAAACTCTGTGACGTACAGAGGGGTGGAATGGTTTTGGAAGCAGGCATGCCACTTTATGAGGAACGATGGCTGGGGGGAGGCTATTATGAAGGCCCTTACGGGAGATATCCTGACGATCAGCCACTAGAACGCAGAGCTAGATGGCCTTGGCAAATACTTTCATAGCTTTTGCTATGAAAGTTGGCTCAGCAAATACTTTCATAGCAAAAGCTATGAAAGTAGGCTCAGCAAATACTTTCATAGCTTTTGCTATGATAATTGGCCTTTGACTGGCTTTTGCTATAACTGTATTAAATAGTTTCTAGTGATTATTCATATTACTATTTGTAAATATGCGTAAATATTTATGAATATTTATTTTATGTAAATAATCAGAATGAAATGTGTTATCCACGTTACTACGAGTAACGAACGATGTTTGACATTATTCACATATCTTAATACTATTATTAATAATTCATGTATTGAAAAGATTCATTGTTATACGGATGATATAAATTTAACACAATTAGCCGTAAATCTAGTAGATGAACCCTATCAGTCTCTTATCGATTTGAACAAATCAGATCCAAGTGGATTTACAGATTTTAATACAACATTGACGAAATATGCGACTGATACTGATATATGGATATTAATAATAAAAGATAACATAGTCTATCCAGAATCACTTATAGAAACATATGAGCAAATTATTGATACAAATTCTATCAAGTACGCATATGGACTCTTCGGATATATGTTTGATAATAGTGTCATTGACAATATGCCAGAATTAATTCATGTATTAGACGAACGATTTAGTTGCTGCTATCATAGATCCTATTTTACAGAAAAATGGCAAGAATACATTACAAAACTAAGTTTATTTATGAATTTTGAGACGGAAAGCGATATCATTATGTCAAATTGGTTCGCTATAAACAAGATTCAGCGATTTCAAATTGATGTTCCCTGGTGTAGCTCTAATACTATAAAATCACTAAATTCTAATTTACCTGTTATATCAAATGATTTATTTATTAATTCTGTATCTATGCTTCAAAAACATAAAATATTTAGTATAGTTGATATTAAACCATTAAAAAATACAATTGATATAAACTTATCTTTAAAACATTACAATATGAATCGACCTATAACTAAATATGAACATATTGCTCTTTTACTAGAAAGTCGATATGATCCTTCCTATGAATTAATGATGAGACAGACCCTACGATTTCTCCCAAACAATTTTAGAATTGTATTAATGGTAACACCAGATGTTCTTCAAAAATGGCATCAGCTAACAATGAAACTAACAGGTGGCAAACTACATCCTGGTATAATAGTCTTTCCACTTAAATCAAAACTTACATCGGTTCAAGACTATAATAATATCATGCTAGATATTAATTTTTGGAAACAATTTGTACCGCAGTATAAAAAAGTCCTGATTTTTCAAACAGATACAATGATGTTTAAATATGGACTAGAACAGTATATGAAATATGATTATATTGGTGCTCCTTGGCCATTAGATTATGGATTAGCCAAAGGTGTAGGAAATGGTGGATTTTCATTGCGTTCCATTCAAGCTATGATTAAATGTCTCGAAAAGAAGGATAAAATTAAAATTCCACTATATACGAATAGCGAAAAAAACCTAGAAACATTCAATGGAGTCCACCCAGAAGACGTTTTTTATTGTTTTGGTATGGATCAATTAAAATACAACGTGGCACCTCCAAACATGGCAAGTTATTTTGCGAATGAATCGTCTATGTATAATCTTTATACACTAGGATCACATCAACTTTCAAAATTTAATCCTACATTATATGATAAATGTTTAAATGATAGTATCATACCCTATAATCATGTGTTACATTGTGGAGTAGGAACACATAGATATGGCTGGATAAATGTTAAAGAAAATTTAGATGTAATTTTCAATAATCCCAATGGCATACAATTTCGAAGTTATGGAGACGTGAATGTAAATAGTTATCTTACAAAAGAATGGGTCGGTGTTTTCCATTTAGTACCTATTAATACAAAGAAATATCACGATGAACATAATCTCAATAATTATAAAAATAATCAATTCTTTCTGCATAATATCACATTATGTAAAGGTGTGTTTACTCTATCTAATTATGTTACAAAAATATGGAAGAAAACATTTCAAACGCTAGGACTAGATATTCCAGTCGATACTGTCTATCATCCAATTGAGTTTGATGGCGGTGAATTTAATTCGGATCTCATTGATACAATGAAGACTGTGGTGTTCATTGGTTCTCAGATACGCAGGCCATCGACTATATTCAGACTAAATCTCCCAACCTATCGTAAAGTATGGTTACCTGGCATGAAATCAGAATCAGCCTATAAAAGACTAGAAGATGAATGTGAAGAATTTTCGATTAAATTGACAGAAGAGCAAAAGAAATCTGTGGAAGTATTATACCTAAGTAATGAAGAGTATGATGCTTTAGTCAATAATAGCTTTATTATTGTCCATCAAATCAATGCGTCAGCCAATAATGCGGTAATTGAAGCAATTGCTCGTAACATTCCCATTTTCTGTAATCGCTTGGAGGCGACCGAAGAATATCTTGGAAAAGACTATCCCCTCTTTTTCGAAGATATAGAGCATCTTGAGCAACTCCTTCAAGACAAAGCAACAATTCGTAAAGCCTATGACTATTTAAAAAGTCGACAGGATCTTAAAGATCGACTTAAAATGGACACCTTTGTTTCAGGTATTCTCAACTCCCATATTACAAAGCGTCTTCTTACTCAGAAGATACCCCACTTTGTAGAAACATTCAATGAACTTGTTCTATAAAATTGAAGGACTTACACATAACCATGTAAAGCTAAGTCTCTATGTCAAACTATGAATTCCTTATTCTCGGCAACGTCCCTTTCCTTGGCTCAGACGGACAACTCTACTACTACGATTCCAAGTCCGTCGCCAATTCACAAAAGCCTATCCACATCGGATCTTACAACAAAGAACACGGTACATACACCCTTGACCCCTCATGGAAAGAGCGAGTGGAACCACTCGTTACAACCTGGAGAGAGTCGCTCCTTACCACTGAGCGAGGGATCAACGTTGTTCGTGCGGCAAAGCCCGCAAGAACTTCTGCTAAAACAGCCAGTCCAAAGGCCAAGAATCCTAGAAGTATCAAAGGAAGATCTAAGGTCGCTGGGACAAGTACTGAAGGAGTTTAGAGAATCGCTATAACAAATATGTAATACTATTTTTAATGTTCGAACCGGGCGATAAAGTCGTATACAATCCTTGTATGGATTGTTTACCACCTTATAATAAACGACCCTGGGACATCGGAATCGTCATAGAAGCCGATGATTGCTATGCGAAGGTAAAATTTATGGACCAGTATGTGAATCAAATTCTATTCATGGGACTCACACATCACCCTCTTAGTCCAAAAGCCCATCGACAAAGGCTGGCCCTTGTTATTCCAGAACTACTAGGAGCAGTCGAAGGACGCGTCGCAGCTCTTGTGTTTAGCGAAAAAACGGGTCTGACAGCCTGTAGAGGGCTCGGACCCGCAGACGACATTCGTAAATTTTTGGATCCTCGCAAACCCAGAAAACATATTACCTTGATCCGAACCCAGGAAACAAAGTGTTGACACTATATGTCGGGGCATTCGTTGTACCTGGAATAGCCTGACTGTACTGAGCCTGAATGTAGCGAATACGATCCTGATCGGACTGAAAAATTGGCAACTGGGCCCTTCGAAGACCTGCTGCCACCTGATTGCTCTGAGCATTGAGCGAATTGAAAATAGTCTTGGCTTGGTTGTTCGCCGTGATCTGTGACTGATTCGAACCTGGACGAAGAGGGAAGGAGGGAAGGGAGGAGGGGCTCACATACTGTGTAGAGACACTGCTCACATCAATATAGGTTCCACTCGCATAAGGTCTCGTCGCATTATGGCCCAGCAGAATCTGACCCTTCGAATTGAAGTAGCCATAATGTGTATTTTGGGGATCCGTATATGCGGCCCCTGATGACGTTGGTGGTTGTGACCAGACACCTTCACCGCCAATATTGTTGCTAGACATTCTACAGTAGCAAAAGGATTTAAATCACCGACAATCTATATATATAGTATGTCAGGTCGTAGAGTTCCCCCCATCGTAAATAGTCGCACTATCCCTCATAAAGATGGAATGACCGCCATTTGGCTAAAAGATCAAGACATTACAAATAAAAAATTCAAGAAATGGACAGGTATCGTAACCTCTGTCCAAGACTATATCAAATGGGCGTCCCATGTACCGGTTCTAGCTCTTGTGCTCCATGAACTAACTCCAACAGACTATGAATTGTTGAAGGTCAACAGGTCCACCATCCAACACCTGTTCGTCAGTCAGGCAGTTGCGAACCAATACCCTTTTACCTCCGTGACAATACTTGATACACTTCATACACAATATCCTATTATTCCACATCCATATGATGGTGATCTAGGGCATAGCCTTGCGACAGTGGCTGTCCTATTTCATTTTACACATCTCGTTGATATTCCTTGTTCGGAGGCCTGGTCCTCCTCTTTAAAACAACTTGGAATCAAACAATCGTCTGGATCTGTTCCACCATCCATATGTCTGATAACGCAATACTTTGTCCATAAAGTTACCAAGAGAGCCAAGGAATTTCGTCAATGTCTAAAAAATAATTTAGCCTGTGATTCAATTGATAAGGTTATCCTACTCAATGAAACAGACCTGAAATATGAATGGTCTGGAGCAAAAGGCAGTGATAAAGTCGAACAGGTGATCATTGGAACACGACTCACGTACAAAGATTTATTAAAATATACATACGATCATGTGCCGTCAAATACGCTAGTCATATACGCAAATGCCGACATTTACTGTAATGGAACATTAGAGGAGCTGTATTCAGTCGACATGAGGGATAAGATGTTCGCCCTGTTACGATGGGACGAGGGCTCGGGACCAACTGATTTGAAGCTGTTCGGACCTCGCGTGGACTCACAGGATGCCTGGATTGTTCATTCGGACTCCGTCAAGGAGAGGACCTGGGACTGGTCTGCCTTCGACTACAAGCTCGGAACGGCCGGTTGCGACAACCGATTCACGGGGGATATGTTCGGAATGAAGTTTATGATATCCAATCCTTGTCAAAGCATCAAGACAGTTCACATACATAAGACGGAAATAAGGGACTATAATAAGCATGATATTATACAGGCCAAGCTCTATCTCTATATTCATCCCTCGTCCATTACATATCTTGAACAAAGTCGATCTGGTCCGAAGACGTTGGCACGCATGGACGATCGCAAGACAACTGTCAAGATCCGTTGTTTGAATCCAAAACAGGCCCAGACGTATGCGATCATGTTAGCCCGTGAAAAGAAATTCGTCTGGTCTGAACTAGAAGACAACATACAGCCAGGTTCTACCCTAGCCGTTCAACAGTGGCCAAATGCGTTCATGACAGGAGGCGGTCTTATATATGACTATAAGAAGATCTATGCGGGCCCTAATGAGACATTTGATCCCTTTATTAATGGAGCCACGATTCCTAGCCGCACATCTTTCTATGGTCCTGTGGAAAAAGTCGACAATATGATCTGTATTCCTTCCTCACATCTAACCACATTTTCCAATCCTGATCTTTACTGTATTCGCTATTTATCTAAGGCGATTCAGTTATATGCGAAATATCCTGACATAGGTTTAAACATGTTCATGCCACAGAATTTACTAAATACAGCTCGCACCTTTAAAATTCGCAAGGATTCAACGGAGCCCGTTCAGGCAATTGAGTGGAATCCAAATGTGAGTGTGTATGCGAAAAACATATATGGTTTCTTGCCAGAAAACATAGATGTTGGACCTCAAGATATACAGGCTTTAAGGGACGCATGGCCACCCTATGCGTCAGTTCCCGAAACCAAGTTCTGTGTGGTTCTCACGGATGATCTGATTACGCCGACCTTCGCTGAAACAGTTCTAGGACCACTGATAAAGATGCAAATTGTGTGCGTTGGACGAAAAGCGTCTGGATTGGAGGCTTATAGCAAGATCCAAGGGGCAAGTATCTGTATCCTGTTTAATTTGCCGAAGCAGGATGAGGACTGGATGAAGCTCTGGTGCTTGCCTAGGGGATGCCCTACCCTCGAATTCCAGAACGAACTCAAGGTGGTCGGCGAGTTTCAACATTTTGCTGCTGCGGCTGACCTTGCGTGTTGGCTCATGCCTCTTCATAAGGGACCGACAGAAGATCTTCAGGGGCAGATGGCGGCCCAGGTGACTGAATGGCTCAAGGTAAATACAATTTAACGGTGTTTTTTGAATGTTTTCCCTGAATGATGGCTTAGTCGATGATTATGATACTTTTGAGTATAGTGTTTACGAGCCGCTAATTCTGAATATGAATTCTTAAGTTTAGGAAATTCACTGTTTAATAGACCCGACCAGCCATATTCAGGAGCATTGGGAAGGCCTACTGCGGCAGCAGCAACAAGAATATCTAGAATATCTGCTTCAATGACGGTCACTTTGAATGTGACGGTCCTTGGATCAGCCTCTAAGACGTTAACTAGTGTGTTCCATGTGTGATGGCCGTCAACGATATGGCCATCTTTGGATATGATAATACTGAACTTGGAAGGATCAAGGCCATTCCTGGCAACCTTAGCGACTTTATCGGCGACCTTGGAGGCCATGATTTCGGACTGAGAGGGTTTGATTTTGGCCTTTAATTCGTCCGCCGATTTCACGGTGATCGTCTCCTCGTGCTTTTTGAGATGGATCCCAAGCTTATTGGCATCTTTGATGAATTTATTAACGTCTTTTATCTGGGGCATAATGTATCTGGGGAAGGTGCCGCAACTAATTCCGCCGATCGCACAGGTATCGGCTATATCCCGTGACAAGACATCGCCTTCTTTTGTGACAACGGGCATGCTCTGGCCCATTTGCCTGTACGTTCGGTACTTTGTTAAAAATTCGAGAGCCTTTTCCTGCCCTTCTGTAGTTTTAATCTCTGAAATGTCCGCGACATTTAGTTTTCCCATATCGGCCTTAACATTTCGTTCAATGGCTCTGCTTATCGTTGATATCTTGTTCATGGAGGGAATCAGTGGTTTTTCTGAAGGCATAGATGATGCTGCCGCTAAGGATGCTAATAATACTAGCGACGGTAAAATACCTAGACTAGGTTTTCTGGAACCGCCTCTTTTTCGTCGAGTTTTCATTACACCTATTTAGGGTTATTTTTTTTCTTACGTGTTTCGTAACTATATATTAGTTGCCTCGTAACTGGTTTGCGATTCTTACCGATAGATAAACGACATCCATGATTTTTTGAATACGCGATAGGATCCCATTTCTTGAATTTCTTAGGATCATAGGATACTCGTTTCAAATAATCTATGTGAGCCTCTTTGTTATGAATTGAAACATCCATTTCAATCATTTCACAATTATATATTTTTTGTGGACTGAACCCAACATAGTGATTTATGACATCATTTATAAATCCATAATGGCTGATAAGAACAAGGCTCTTTGAGCCATGGTCCGTAATCTTATTTACGTTGGCTCCGAGCCATTTCATAAAGGCTCCAAGTTGTTGCTCCTCATCGACCTGTTCGACCTTATCATAATACGAATAATCTCTTAATTTAATAATGGGTCTGTCTATTGTTTTCAAAAGCTCTTCTTGTAACTCACGTGGCAGTTCATGATTTTCTTGATAGTTTTCACCAAATTCATTAATATAGGGGATAATATACATTTTTTTGGGGTTCAGAAGATGATAGGCCGTTTGATGTGTCCGTAACAGATTCGATACCCCTGTTACAAAGGGTTTTCGAATATGCTTCAAGGCATAAGGTTTAAGGTGTTTTACCATAGATATACCATCCTCTGTTAGTTCAGGGTCTGTGTATAGATTCGCCTCTAAATCGTTGTTGAGCCGTCGTGCTAAATTGGAACAAGACACACCGTGACGAAACATGTAGATCTTGTAGGTCCTCTGTTTCTTTCTTGTTTTTGAGACCATCCCTATAAGGATGATAGATATTAATGGTTTATCCATGAGGCCTATTTATAGGCCCAAAGGCCTGTCCATAGGGCCTATTTATAGGCCCAAAGGCCTGTCCATAGGGTCATGATTAGGGTTCCCCATCATCTTCTTACCCCACTTGTACGTCAAATCAATCTTCTTCTTTGTCATCGGAGTCTGGTACGCTCTAAGATCGAACATTGCTCCCTTGAATAGTTCATCAGGGTTTCCATAGGGATCTGTAACGGTAGCCCAGTTGCTTCTGCCAATATAGTTATGTGTTAGGAAGCTGTTCTGGGGCAACCACGCACTGGCCTCTTCATACACCAACTCTCCATCCCTATAAAAGTTCAGGTTCGGACGAACAGGGTCTCGGTCTGTGGTTGTTATGACTAGATGGGTCCATTTTCTGAGGGGGAAGAAATCGGACACTTGGATGCGGATCTTGCGTTGCTGGGAGTCCCAGATTTCATAGACGAGGGTTGCCGTCTTAGCCTCGTGAGCTGGTTCCGCCTTTGGCTGAATTGTTGGCATGATACGTCCATAGATCTCCTGTTTCGGGCAGGTGTAGTCGTTCACGTTTGCCGGTGTGGTTTCCATGAGGACCTGGGGCGTCACGACCTGGACTGGCTGAGCACCTGACGGCAGAGCCGGTAACACGGAATTCATGTCGTCATGACAGATGCCCAGGGTGGAGGGCTTCGTCTCAGCGACATCATTGCCTCGCCCTATGATTCCCAGAAAGACATTGTCCTTGCCCGCTCCATTGCCGAAATCCAGGATGTGAGCATTGTTCGTGAACTCGTCGAAATAGACCCAGACGCTAATGGCTCGCATATAACGGACATCGACCGTATTCCCAAATTCCAGGTCATTATTGTCACCAATACGGAGGAACTGATCGACGCCATTGAACACCAAGGTTCTGGCTTCCTCTGGTCTCGGAGGGGCCTCGTCAATTGTGATGTTTCCGGACCTATTGATCACAAGATTCTTGGCATAGTCCACCATATCGTCCCTGAATCTGAGCCAGAACAGGATCCCATCATACATTTGGAGAAGTTCTTCGATGTATTTCGGAGGATTGGCATCTCCAGTCATCTTATCGCGGAACTTGTCGTCTTGGGCCGGGTTACAGCGGGCCTGAAAGGTATACTGGTCGACTTTCAGGATGCGACAGTAACTGTCGCGGCCGTCTCCCAAATCGTTCATGTAGTCGTCCCTCGACATCGGCAGATCCTGAAGGGTAGACTTGGTTCGATACCGAGTGGAGGACAGACCATCTGTCCCTCCCAGAGCACAGGCAAAAAACATGTCCTTGGGATTAGACTTGCTTGTGAGCATGCGACAAAAATCCTGGTCCTGACCCAGCCTTTGAACATCAGCATATCCGCTAAAGTACCGTGTATCCCTATAATATCCTGCCTCCTCAGTGTCCGGATCTGTGCTTATATCACCTCTGCGAGGAACATACTGGCTCCAGAAGGAATCGGACCCCAGTGCTGTTTCAAAACCCTCTTGAATGACTTGTGGATACCAGATTTCTAGAATGGCAACAATCAATAATAGGCATACCCCGATCCACAAGATCTGTAGGATCATCTCTGAAGCATCTTCTGTTTATTTTAAAGCTATAATAATCATTCAGTGTAATAGAGTGGAATGGAAATCCAATCCGGAGGAAAATTATTCGCAAAAGGTGCTTATGGATGTATTTTCCATGAGCCCCTTAAATGTAAGGGCAAATCGGAAAGGAAGATCGAGAAGAATTCGACGATACATATGGGGTCCGAACTGTCAAAACTCCTAAGCGACAAGGACGCTGAAATCGAATTCGATATTGCGAAACGAATCCAGCAGATCCCTTTGTGGAAACAGTATTATTTGGTTGCGGAAGCCATGTGTGAACCGGCACCTTTAGCAAAACAGACGAACAGTGAAATAGACCTCTGTCCCGTGGTCACGGACGCTCCTAAATTCACCTCGCTCAGGCTACTCAAATTGTCCTATGGAGGAACACCGCTCACCAATTATCGCATGAACTTTCAACGCTATCCCTTCTATGATTTTGCGAAGCATCTGATCGAGGGCTTCGCCCTTCTGACCCTTCACGGCATTGTTCACTTGGACCTTCATTCAGGAAACATATTAGTGGACAATGCGAATATTCCTCGGGCCATCGATTTCAACCTGTCCATCGATACCAAGGATCGCAACAACCTTCTTCGTCGTCTCAAGCACTCCTATCAGCTGAATCTGAGTCAAGAGAGTCCCGATTTTATGCTCGTGAACGCCGTTCATATCAAGAAAGACGGATATGCGGTCATTCGTGATATAGTGGAAGAGAGACAGATTGTAAAACTTATAAGGACTGTGTTGGGTATAAAGGAAGCCAATCAAAGGGAGGATTTGGAGCAATTCTTTCTTAAGAGCCCATCCGCCCAGAAGGGCGATCTGGAAACGTGGTTCGATCTGTACTGGCCAGTCTGTGACAGCTGGGCTGTCGGGACAATTCTGGTGAAGCTGCTGTCCAAACTGAATCTGTGGCCGTCCTTTGATCGGGGCGACTTTCGATTGTCGAAGGACAAATTGTTCAGTGTTCTTCGCAAAATGTGTAATATGAGCCCCATGAAACGCTATGACTGTGTCCAGGCCCTTGCGGAGCTGGAACCCGAGAACTACATTATTCGCAAGTATGCGGGACCTTGGCTCAAGAAACGCCCTATCTCTTAATCGATTTACGCCGTCCACCCCTTTTCAGCTTCAAAGTCTTATTGCGAGGGACGCACATGTAGGTACAGAACTGCGTATAATTCAGGTTGCCCGAATTCTTCTTATAATCCCTGTCTGCCAAGTCGGGCCTGTAAATCCTGTGACCCGATGCGTCTTTTCGGGTGACCTTGGTCCCACCAGGTTTGTGCGACCAGAATCCATCCCTGTCCTGACGATACCAATGATAGTCGTTCTTAGGATCGATCACGAGGGCCACCTTAGAAGATCCCTTGGCACATCGTCGTGTCGCATTGGTTAAGCGAACACCCGGAATATCGCCCATGACGCGAGCCACAATATCGGGACAACGTTTCCCCTTGACTTTATCCCACTTCGGATAACCTGCTCTTCGTCCAGGCTGGTGAAATGGAACATCACATTTTTCTTTATTACACTCCTTCTCCGATGGCTTATCAAAGTGATTGAACGCATAGGCATAGCAATTATGTGTGTCTTGAATAATGAACTCGTCATTGAATGCCTCTGGATTATACTCGGGTTCGTACCCTGAGAGCCGATGTTTACGACATGTTCTCATATGTTTTTTACAGAGACCCATGCCTTTTACAGATGGCTGTTTACATGTAGGGTCACACTGACACTGATGAGAGGGCATCCTTCCTTACTCTTCAATAACAATATTCTTTGGAACAAACGCGTCAGTAGATGCCTGATTTTTCGCGACAAGACCCTGTAACGCCTCCTTCATGGACTGGGGAGCTACAAGCGAACTGAGCTCCTTGTCAATGGAGGGCGGGAACAGGGGCGTTTCCGTCGGTTTAATGGGGGCCGGCGTGTGATTCATGACATTGGTGGCGTCTTCATACTTGTAATATTCCTCCTCGATCTGTTTGAGCTTGAGCTTCTCCACATAGTGGCAGAAGTATCGGTATTGATTTTCATGAGTAGGAGGTGAGTGGGTGAGGACACCAGAGTAGCGGCCTGTGAGTTCCAAGTACTGCCAGCCCTCCGATCTCAGACGCTCCAAGGTCGTGTGGAGAAAGTAGTATTTCTTGTCGATTTTGAGGAGCAATAGAACCCCGTTGAAGGTCGTAACTAAGAGAGACAGTGTCCATGTGAGCCAATTAAAAATAGCAGAATTGTCGTTTGTCTGATTATACTGGACGGAAATGAGTGCCGGCACGATTAATGATCCAACTGTAATAATCAGATGCCCCACATGATAAAAGATGGAATAATAAAAGCATCGTCTGCGAAATTCATATAAGAGTTGTAAATAGCGGCGGCGAATAGCATTTTTGCGGATTTCATCGATCGAAATGGTCGAAAGAACCGATTCAAACCGTTCATCCTCGCTCTCCCTAAAGCAGTACGTAGGGGATTTATAGGGGACAATAGCAGTTGATGATATATCAACTAGGGCAGACATGTAAATTTGAAGGTTGGTTAGATTATAAAATACGCTAACCTGCCATGTCCACATTTGAAGAATTACTTCCCATTCGGTCCTTGACCTTTGTGGAAGTCGATAAAGAACACTCGGATGAGATTCTTGTCCCTAGATCCGTGTTACAAAGATGGATGGAGCATTATCCTCCTGGCTGTCCATTGCTAGCCACTCTAACCAATCCAGAGACGGAGCAAGTTCAAACCGTTTGTATCGGGAGCCATAATCCTGATACAAACGATCGGACCGTCTATGCTCCACTTTGGATCATGGATCAGATTAGCACAACTATAGACGATCCTGTTAGTCTCCAACCACTTTTTGAACAACCATTAGCAGCTACGAAACTTGTGCTGAAACCGCTTGATAAACTCGCATATGATACAGACTTTCGGTCTGTTATGGAAGAGTATTTAGACATGTTTCATGTGCTCCAGACAGGGACTACACTTACAGTGCCCGTAAAAGATCTTGGTGGATATGAAATATCCGTCTATGTGGAGACAACCGAACCTGACCTTGTTGTTAGATTAGGGGGCGAAGTGGAGGTTGAGATTGTTCCTCTTGTTCCTGACAAACAAGACAACCAAGAGGAACAAGAAGATCAAATACTAACGAACAGTGATGAGCCAGTTCCAAATGAAGTAATTGTACCCGTTGAAACACCAAAGAAACCAGAATCAGAAGCCCCTATATCCCATAAAGAACGCATGCGACTCGCCTGGCTCAAACGATTTGATAGCCTCCAACAGCAGGGGCAATCTCCCGCTGGTACCGCTCCTCAAACATCTGAAGCGACTTCAAAAAGTTCGGGTAAGGCATGAAGGCCACGGGCCTCTTCTGACGAATGAACTGGATGGCCTCCTCAGATCGCATGCCTTTCACAAAGATCAGGAACATTGCCACGGAAATAGCCGATCGTTGTCGTCCCGCCATACAATGAACAAGAATTCTTTCGCCTTGTTTATAATGTTTTAATATTTTTAATACAATTTCACCAGCCCATAGGCCTGCGTTCCGTATTTCCGCCTCTTCCAAATTATCGTCCAGAGGAACCCTATACTTCGTCGGTACGACACTAGAAAATGGCAAATCCTTTGTACAGTTAAAGACAACGTCAATGTGATTTGACCGTAAGAAGGTCTCATCCTGGGACGCATGATAATCACCTAGCCATAGACGAGGTAGAATCTCATTCGCATGCGAGTTGTGTTCCATCTGATGTATAGGTCTTATTCTATTCGTCACTTTTTCGCATACAGTCGGAAGCTAATTGTCAGTGTAACAGGATCAACCTTTATGACAGTCCCTTCTAAAACAGATCCAAGACGAACAGTGGTGCCTGATGGGCCTACTAGACTCTCATCCTGGAAGGTCCACCGTTGCTTCGGCTCCAAGGCACTCACATGGGTAAATCCATTGAGGCTTAGAGCTGGAAGGAACCATTGAATCCCAACGGCCTTCACATCGGTACAAAATACGTCATAGGGACCTGGTGTACCTTGAACCCACCAGGCTACCTTACACTCCTGGTACAGCTTTTGAAGAGATCGCATCGCAGTGCTTTGACGATTCATGGCTTTGACCTCTGTTTCCAGATCCTCATACTGGATTCCTGCTAACAATCTATGAACTAATACATCTGCGTAACGTCGCATCGGACTGGTAAAGTGGACATAGTCTGTGAGGCCGAGGCCAAAATGACCCTTTTCGTCCACAGAATACTTTGCTCGAGCGAACTTTTTGACAAGAACAAAGGAGTCGACAACAGGATTCCCTGTAACAGGTTCTTGATTAGGAATGCCTCGTAAGGTATCGTGGAATCGGTTTGGAAGTTGGGTATTAGTTTTTGCCAAATGCTGACTGACTACGAGGTTTGCCATGATCATAGCGGTCGCAACAAGGGAATGGGCATCGTCATTGGTTGCTTCTGCTCTCAAGGAAATTGGCAGGCCAGACGATATATCCATGGTAAATCGAAGGGATGGAAGGGTGAGATTATAGTTGATTTGAGTAGATCTGTGATGGGTAAGGTCGTTAAGGAGTAGTATGGCTGGACCTGCTAATCCGTTGGTCAAAAGGTCTGCTACCTCTTCATAATTATATCTGCGTTTCACAACAATCGTAGATCGATAAATCTCATAGGACTCAATGAGTCCATGTGCTACTTTCATAGCCACTGTTACGACCTGTCTGGGTTTTCCTTGAACAAGACTCAGGGTATTCGAGGCAGTCTCTTCATCCAACAGATGTTCTGTTCCTTCATTCGCTAAATACAGAGTTAGACACTGGCTTCTAAGTTTAGCCTCTTCAGTCTCTGACAGATCGGCGTGAGCAATATCCACAATGTGTACATAGACTGTCTGTCTAGACAGATCGACAGAAATGGCATCGTCAAAGTCCACAGACGTTTTTGGATCAATTGTAAATGTATCTAGATCTGTGTGATCCACAATATCTGTTCTGGTGTACAATGGAATCTTTTTTTTAGTGGTGGGAGCAGGACGAACAGGGATTCGTTGGACTGTCATTTTGAGCCAGGCCGCATCTGTTCTGGGATCTCGGGACCAGACCGATTCGATGGTTACAGATCCATTTATTCCTAACTTTACTTGGACGCGATCGCCTATTGACAGTTTACATTCAATTAGAAGAGAAGAATCATATGTGGGGAAAAAGAGTGATGTAGGAGATTCTACGACTGCCACTGTTGTTCCTGGAACCCTATGGACCAGCCTGACTGTACCAGACTCATTGATCGCACGATCGCCCCTCAGAAACTGACTAGATTTGGGCAAGGATATACAAGTTGACGGATCCGCATCTGGTACAAAAATGAGAGCGTTCTTTCTCAGTTCAATGGTGCCTTCCATATTAGAGACGCATAGGATGATTGGTTTAGACTAGCAAATAAATAAAATTGATCTGTGAGTTTGGTGTGATAAAATGTAACCATGCTCACACGACATTTATATCGCTTTGACGAAGTCAAAGTAGCCCTGAGCTATAGTATTTGTAGGGGGCGGGCCGAAGAGGCTGCCTTCTGGTGCCAGGAACTCGTGGATTCAGGAGCGATTGTCCAGGCCTGGGCCGTCCTCTTGGAAACCTGGCTCTGGCAAGCCCTTGTCCTCGATCCAGGATGGATTGGGGATACTTGCTACAACCCTGATGTGTTGTCAAAGCCTGAGGAACTTCATAGGGCTGCTTACCGTTTATCCATGGTCTGTCGAGACGGCAGAGACAATAGTCTGTGGGCTGTCTTAGTCCTCGGATCCAATGAATCGGTGGTGCCCGATAGACCCTGTCTCCGTCTGCCTACCCAGAAAGCCTATCAGACCACCCTCCAAAAGTACTTTGCGTCCTGTCTGTTCCAGGGCAAAGTTCTCTGTGCCTGGTGGGCCTATTCGAAGCTCGGGCCCGATTTAGCAGAACCCTATATGCGAGGATCGAGTCTTCATAAGATCATGGAAACAGTCGGCCTTGTAGGAACTGAATGGACCATCATCGGAACCTGTGCTAGAATTATCCATCAAAACGTCATTGATATCCACAGGGCTCCAAGCCCCTATTCATCGTTGCCACCTTCCCTGGAAGCGTCAATTAAGAGCTGGACTTCGATTACTGGCCGTCGAAGTCGCCGACTGTATCCAATACCCTTAGAGTGCTTGTACGGACGAACAGTGCGTGGAACAATGGGTTCGAAGGATACAACGTTGGCCGAACTGAGAAGTCTGGAGGACCAGTTTCCTTTAAGTCCTTTCTGGGCTTCTCCCTGGTCTCAGGCCAGCCAGTCGGATGATGCCCTGGAAGAGTTTTATGGGGCCTACTTTCCCGATGATATTCCTGACGAATGGTCGTTGGCAGATCAGAAGAAAAGCCATGGGCCAGGCATCCTTCGATCTGGCCAAACGCTTGATCTGGCTACCCTCGGGCGTCTCTGGATGACTGGAGAAAGCCGGTTCGCCTGGGGTTTCTATGAATGGTCGGCATCTGTTGTCCTAAACATGGAAATTGATAAGGGATGCGTCTTAGATCTGGCGGATGTGGCCCAGCTATACATGACAAGGGAAGACACGAGTGTCGCTGACGAACTTTTAGAGCCTATGAGGAAAATGCTAATTGTTAGTTAGAACGCCATGGATCCGACGAGTGACGATTATGAATACAAAGGACCCTATACGTCAATATCATCATCACCATATCCATCTGCTCCTCCAGCTATTGGATGTATTATGTGCGGTCAAAGCCGACTCATTTCCTATCGCATGTTCCCATGTGGCTGTTATTTGCCTATTCACGATGGGTGTGTTGATCACTGGAAGCATTTGTCTTATCAAAAGCTATGTCCCAGTTGCCGACGTCTATGGCCCGTTCAAATACAAACGCCTATACCAAGGCCTATGTGTTTGAAGAGGAGTCTATTATTTTTATGTATTTTATGTCTTGTTATATGTGGCTTTTTGATCTGGTTCGGCTTTTACTTAGCGGCGAAGTTTGCGAGTATTTGATTTTGTTGGTTTTGTAGGACACATGGCTCGGCCAAAAATCGCACACCCGATTCGCTTCCCTGAATGCCCCGTGGTCTTGGAATCTGGAAAGTCGCCTTTTCCCAGATCATCTTCGTCCTCGTGTACGATCAACGATCGTCCAAGCAGATCCTCGGGCTTCAAATGAGGGATCAAATAGGAATAATGGGCATCTTTTCCCGTCAGTTCAATGTTCCCAAGATCCCCTGTGTGTCTAGTCGCTGTGGACCCGGGTCGGCCTCCATGGTCGCAAGGAGGACCGATGTGAAGATGTTCGCAGGCCCCCAGACATCCTTCGCCTCTCAAATCGCCCGCCTTGTGAATGTGGAAGCCATGGAGTCCAGGTGGTAGCTTCGTAAAAGTGACGGACAGGCGTGTCTTTGTCCCTGCCTGCTTTGCCACGGCTTCGCCTTGGATTTCAGGGGTTTGGAAAACGGCAACCGCTATAGGGTTTCCTGTGGACATCTCTACTTAGACTTGTTTTTTCTTGTACTAGATGTGCGTTTGCCACCTCTACTGCTACGTGTATTGCGTGATGCGGTGTTTCTTTCGTAATTAGTTGTTACTTTACTTAATTCACTATTAATAGCTATGAGATCGTCTTTTAATTTTTTGTAGGTAGGATCATTATAATTACCAACTTGCCACTTGTGTGCCATATAATTATCAAGTTCAACTTGTTTTTTAAAACGTTCTGTACGTTTACTCCTTATAGAATTACGTTTTTTATTTAATGCTAGGCTCATTGAATCAAGTCGACTTCTAATACTATTTAATGTTCCCTCCCTATTAATATAAGCATTTAATATTTGAAGATCATCCAATAAGATTCGTATATCCTCCCTATCTAATTTAAAAGTTCTAGATAGACTACCAATTAATTTATCTGTAGCATCATAGTAATATCGATACTCTTCAGTCGTTGATATATTCCCTTTATATGATTGTAAGGTTTTATAATAATCCTTAAATATAGCATATAAAGTCTTTATTTTGTCAGATGTGTGAACTGTATTTTTATTTATGTATGTCTTACCGGTATTTAAATTAGTAATTGTATGTTCTTTGATTAAATGTAAAAACCAATCATCTGTCATATCCATAAATAAAATATATAATGTACTGTATGATTTCGAACTATTATTTGACCATCGTATACGTCGTGTGTTTTTACCATTAAATGGATTATAAGGCGTAATTGTTTTTGGTGGAGTACTCGTTGCCGCACCCATTCCCTATCTTATCCAGATAATTTAGTCATCCATCTCCACCTCCTCTTCCCTTCGAACAGCCTCAGACTCCTCATACTGTCGTTGACCGACTTGTTTCCACAGAGGCCCATCAGGATATGTCTTTCTAAATGTAGCATCAAACATATGAAGCAGCATCTGCTGGTTGTCAACCCTATAAATATGAGCCTCATGACTCAAAAAACAGAGATGACGAAGACGGGCTAGCAGCGGATTGTCGGGGTACCATTCGATCGCATCTATGATAACCTGTTCAAAATGGTCCGTAAGAACCATGCCGATTTCCACCATCGTATCCTTAATAAAATCTCCCAGCATCTCCTTTCCGTCAAATGATCGTGTGTCATGGAGCTCTTCCTTGATCGCTGAGAGACGCAGTGTTCTGCCCATATACAGTCGCCACTGATTCAGACAGAACCCGACTTTTCGGAAATAGGACAAATAGGTGGCCTGTGGTAAGTAGGCGAGCTGTCGCTGAAGAGAAATGAGCTGTTGGAATTTGAACGGCTTGTTCGTCACCACATTTTTGGGCATCTGAGGACTCGGGATCGTATATTGCTGTCGGAACAGATCCTTGGTGACACACTTAACTAGCGTCAAAGCATCAAAACAGTATTTTCGTCTTTGTTCCATGTCATAGACGGTGACTAATTGCTCAATTGGCATAAAGGTAATCGGATCTATGAGATCCTGTGGCTTCGCGTCAATTCGCTTTATACGCCATCGACACAACAGTCTGCGAAAAATGCCGCGAAACTTCCGTTCCATCAAATAATCCTTACAGGTATCTTCATAGTGCTGTTTAAAAATAGGACTAACATCATTTGCTGTCAGATACAGTAAACTTTGAGCTATACTCGTCCCTGAACAACGTAGCATGTGGGCAATTCTGTACGCATTAAAAATAGACGAAAAGTAGTCAATGGGAACCACTGTTTGTGGCGGCTTCAGAAAATCTTGGCGGATCCTTTCAAGATAGCCCGCTGTATAAATGGGTGGTTTAAAGGATTCATTGTCGCGTAGTTTTTGTTGTTTGCGTTTTTGTTTCAGGGCTATTCGTCGCCTAGCCTTCAGAACTGATCGCTTTGAATTGGATCTAACGGGGTTTGATACATGAAACACGGAGTTCATTACATTAAAAATGGGACCGTCATTTAGGCTACTCTACTTGGAATATCCCTCTTTACAGCTCTTCTACTTGGAAGAGCTGTAAAGACTCTCGTTCCCTTGAATACTGGCCTTTGATCTGTCCTGTAGAATCTACCACATAATTATCTGGTAAACGAACCCAGAGGGAGGGTCGGTCAGGTGAGTCCCGAAGTTTGACATATTGGATAGCAGATCCCGAGTTTGTGACGGTCGATCTGTTTGTTTTGTGGAATCCACAGAATTCGGACCCTAACATAACCGGATGATCACAGTGCCTCACGATGATCCCATCCTGTACGTATGCCTGGCACTGTAAAGAAGCCGTCTGGGTGTCATGAAGAGTGACCTTGATTGAATCTTTCGTTGGGAAGACTTTTTTGAGGAGTTCCTTTTCATTCACGTCGAGTGTCTTGGCCATATCTTTAACAAGCCGTTTTCCCTGGGCCAGGAGAACGGCCTCCAGGCTTTCCCATAGAAGTCTGGGTACTTTATATTCTGGCTCCGTCATGCTATCCGATCTGTTTTGATTTGACCGACTCAATTTTTCAACCTAAACCATAGTAAAAAAAACTCAGTAATGGAAGGCCCTGTTACAACCGTGTGGGGGCCGGCTCTCTGGAACCTGTTTCATCACTTGGCAGAGTTAACGGGCAACAAGACGACCGATACGAAAGAAGCAGACGAAAAGAGGTTATGGCGGTCGTATCTTTATTCCTTGAGGGCCTGTATTCCTTGTGCCAGGTGTAAAAATCACTACAATGACTATCTAAGTCGGCATTCCTTAGAACCCGTGTTTCGCTTAAAACGGACTGAATGGGGTAAGGCTCTCAGGACATGGCTCTGGACCTTTCATAACCATGTCCGTGTTGAATCAAAGCAGGACCTGATCTTTCCTGAAGAGAATTTGTCATCGGTCTATGGACCGGTGCCAAAGGCTCAAGTGGCGACGTGGAAAACTATTATCGCTGAACATATGCGACGGGCCATGTTCATGCGACTTCATACACGAGACGATATTTTACGCTATGTCCGCTGTTTAGAAGAACTCTATATCTGTCTGACAGTGTTGTAACACTATTCCTGAGGATAGCATCCCATCGGCTGATTTACGAGAGCATCGGGTGACAGTAATCGATTGGCGATCCCAAAAATATCAGATAGGCGGGCATCGTTCTTGACGGACAGGAGTTCGAACCAACCCCAGCCATACGTGCCCATTACCAGAATCGCTACAAGTGTGCCGCCATATCCGTCGCAGCCGCTCTGAACACGGAGCACGATGAACAGGAGTGCGATCAGGGAAATCATAAGAAGACAGACGATCATTTGGCTCTTTCTCAGCGAAGTCTTTTGACTGATACTGTTCTTCATCTGTTCACTTGGATTCGTGACCTTTGGTGGCGGCATCTTATAGAGTTTGATTGCGTTTGCGATAAGATAGGAGAAGAAGAAGATCGCCATGCCCATCCAGTGCGTAAACAGGACAGAACTGGTTCTAGGCGAGGATCCTGTGTCAAAGGTCGGATAGGACAGAATGGAATTACAGGCCTCATCTACGGGTCCCGCTAATCCAGCAAAGCCTGCTACAATATTGATTCCTGTTGTAATGGCCGGCACAATAATCAGATAGCCGATAAGGAAGAATATCATGGCAAAATTCCCCGTGAACAAGCTGATCAGTAGAAATGTTCCTGCCAGAGTTAGGGGAAGCGTCTGGAAGCCCGCGTACAGGAATATTTTAAGGTCGGAAATAATGCCGAATAGGTCTACATTCGCAAGGGATGCCATCTCTAATGAGTTCGATTAAAACAAATTAGGCATTCTCTTCTTCAGATCCCTGTTTTATAGACGTACAGGTGTACAGGGGATTATCCGTCTTTGACTTGTCTATTAAATAGGGAAGTCCGAGGAAATTCATCGATTCCATACCGAACACTCGTGAATTGAGGTAGTACATGGCTACACCGACAGCAATACCGACGGCAAATGCGATTCCCAGCTCTGTCAGGGGGTCGCAGCCGATTCTGGACATAATCGCCGCCACAGATACAAAGGTAATCATGATGGTGGCAAAGGTAAATCTACCCTGCCAGTCGAGACCCATAGAGTCAAGGGTCTCCTTGAAGGACAGATCGGCCATGAGGAGATAGGACGCAATGGATCCGAAGAAGAACATGGGGACAGACGGATAGCCGCCGCCTAAGAAGGCCCGTTCAAATTCAATACGACTTGTTCGGAATCCGGAACGGCACTTCATATCCGTTGTTCTTGGAGGACCATTTGTATTTGACGCATTTCTGCCTCCACTTGTCTTGTCAAACACGAAACTGATTGCCTTATGAATCAGACTGGTTTCCATCAGAAACACCGTAAAGATCCCATATGCCATGTTCTGGGTTAAAAAATAAAGTAGTAGCGATCCGAAGATGATCGAATCGGGAAAGAGTCTGCCGATCTCAATGATGGAGCCTCCAATTGGTTGTACGAAGTTTGGCACAATATTTTGATACCATGTTGTTGGCGTCATATCTTTGCCTCCAATAACTGGCTGTGATACTGCTGATATGACTGAGCCCATGATCCCTAATAGGTGATCTTTTATTAAATTTGAGCCATATCTAAAGGATCATCTAATTACAAATTCAATGGGAATCCCTTCGTATTACAGACGTCTTATAAGGACGAACAGGGGTCTCGTTCAGCAGAGTCATCCTGGTTCCGTCGATTGGCTCTGGATGGATTTTAACTGTCTCATTTATCACTGCTTACGACGACCGGATTTGAGGCCGTATCCTGGATCAGAGGGACAAGAGGCCTGGGAAAAGGAGTTTCTGGAGGCCGTTGTGACCTACACGAAGAAAGTCGTGGGACTTGTGAAACCGGCCAAGGGGGTCTATATTGCTGTAGATGGGGTGGTCCCGATGGCCAAGATGAAGCAGCAGAGGTTGCGACGATTCAAGTCGGCCTGGCTAACGGAGCATGGGCTAGCAGAGGGACAGGTAGAAGGAGAGAATAAGCCTAGGTGGGACACGAATTCTTCGTCGCATGGTGCGACGAAGAATGAGGCTCCCGCCTCTCCCTCACCTCGAGTGAGGGAGAGATGGGACACGAATGCGATTACACCGGGCACTGAATTTATGGGGAAACTCAGGAAAGTCTTAGAGAAAATGAACAAGAAATGGCAGATAAGCTCTTCGGATGAGCCAGGGGAGGGTGAACACAAGATTATGGAGCAATGGAGAAGGTGTTGCCAAGCAACACCGACTGAAAGACACAGCCAAGCTGTGTCTACAGAAAGGTGTTGCCAAGCAACAACCACAACGTATGCCGTCTACGGTTTGGACGCAGATCTGGTGGTCCTGTCCCTGCTTACCCAGGACACAGTGTCCAAAGCCACTGGCCAATCCCTGTCCGTCTATTTGTTTCGGGAAGAGATCGAGGAGGGTTCTATGGTCCGTGATGCCACAGGGGAAGAGCAGTTCCAATGGTTCTCCATTGACACCCTGAGAGACATCATTAAAGAAACGATGCCTATTCGTGAGTACTGCTTCGCCATGTCCTTTCTAGGCAATGACTTCCTACCATCCGCCCTGGGACTCAAAATGCGAGAAGACGGACATGAAGTGCTCATGGAGCTCGTGGCCCATTTACAGAGGGCAACGCCTTTGCTAGACGAAAAGGATCGACCGAGTGTGGTCGGACTAGTCGCTCTCTTTAAGTCCCTGGCGTCAATGGAGGAAAAGAGGGTGCTGACCTATGTGCGGAACAAGATTCGACAGAGCGACCAGTACGCGGCTGATCTGACCGTGGGGGATCCGAACTGGCCGATGGTCCAGGGCGAAGAGAATCGATTGCTTGGCAGTGGTGACTGGCGAGCTATATACCGTCGATCCCTTCAAGGATTTGAAGGTGTCGACGGGTTTCGCACGTATTTACAGGGTCTGGGTTGGATCTGGGACTATTACAGGGGCGTTCCTGTCTGCTACAATTGGTACTATCCTTGGAGTTTACCGCCGCTCTGGTCTGATCTTGGCAAGGGACTTACAGAGAATCCTGGCTATGTGAAGGCAGTGCCGATTGTAGTGGGGGCAGCAGATATCCTCACGGCGGAGCAGCTCTGTCTGGTGCTGCCACCTAGTTCGTGGCATCTGATCCCGTCTGTGGCGAGTAAACAGCGACGATTCAGGACTGTCGCACCCTGGTACTTTCCGTCCGAATTCGAGTTCTGTAGCATCGGTCGCAGATTCTTCTGGGAATGTGAGCCGAAAATTCCCATCCCATCCATTCAGGAGGTCAAAGCACTTCTGAGTTGAGTCTAAGGCCCTTTCCTTCTTTCCTCCAGTAAGGAAGAGATGGGCAACGGTGTATCTGTGTCAGCATTTGATCCGGCACACGTCCGCATTTATCAAAATATTTTACAGCTTCAGTCGCCACAGACACGTGTCCAAATGATTCAGACCTGCCTGGCCGGCATTGAATATACCCAGACCGCGAAGAGGGCGGGGGTCTACTCGTACCTACTAAATTACATGAGTACGGTTCAAAATGGGGGACAGCCGCCTGTGTTGCCTGGAGAAAATGGTGCTAATGGTGTTACTAATGGTGTTGCTGGGCAACACCATACTCAACACCATACACAGCAACAGCAACAATATCAACAGCAACAGCAACCTATCCCCAGAACCCTCATGAACAACTTCCAAAACCCGGTGGTCTATCCCAAGCCAGAAATCAACACTCGAAAAGTAACGGGACAATTAACCAATTATGCTGAACCGAAGCAGAATGCCTGGACCGCCATTACCCAGACGCCCCAGCAGAAAATGGTGAGTTATTTTTCGTCTTGTCTCGAGGTCCTTGGAATCCAAGAAGAGGTGACGTTAACGGAAGAGGCCTTGAAGAAGGCCTATAAGCGAGCGTCGCTCAAGGCCCATCCCGACAAGGGGGGGTCCGAGGAGCAGTTTGAGGCGGTGACCCGTGCTTTTGCGTATCTAACCGAGATCTTGAAGCGACTCCAGGGTGGCCGAGCAGGGGGCTTAAAGGAAGTCGCGGCTCCTGAACAGCTTACCTCAGGCAGATCCGAGGAGTCCAAGGCATGGCAGCATGTGGAGCCCGTGAAGCTCAATCCAAAGAATCTGAATCTGACGGCATTCAACCAGATGTTTGAGAAGACGCACATGGTGGATCCTGATAATGACGGATATGGTGATTGGCTCAAGGATGAGGGCGTCACGGATTCCAGTGATAAATTCAAGGGCAAATTCAATCGCGACGTGTTCAACAAGATGTTTGACGAGTCGGCCAGAAAGCAGGGGGCCAGTCGTCCTTCGAATGCGTTGATCCATCCCGAGGCGATGGCATTGACTTTGGCTCCTTCCATGGGTCTAGAGCTCGGCAGGGAACGACCCGATACCTTCACGCCTGCCCCGAACTCCAAGCAGCAGTTCTCCGATCTGATGGATGCGTATAGTCGTGAGGCGACAATCTCAGATAAGGTGTCCAATGTGCGAGTGGAGAACAGGTCCATTGACGCGTACAGGGCGAACAGGGAAAAGGGCCCAGATCCTTTTACGGATCAGGAACGGGCACAGATGTACGAGGCTGAGAAACAGATCAAGCAACGGGAACAGCAGCGGCAGGTACGAGCAGCCGGCCAAGGAGTTCTGGAGCAACAATATTTTGATCGAATGAAACAATTAGTGATTACGGACCGACAATAACCTCGTAATTAAGTAGAATGAGTTCCGCTGAATTCTTATGGACAGCTATTCAAAATAATAATAATAATGGTACTAGTCATGAACCTGTAAAAGTAAAAGTAACTGAAGAGACTATACAGTATGGGCCTTTGGTTAAACCCATTGTATCGGTTGAAATTGTTGATACATCTAAAATACCTAAATCTTGGTCACTGCAACCCATAATAAGCATGTCCCTTGTCGATGATAGTATTACAACATTAGATAAGTTTATAAATGAGTATGTAAATGCGTCCAAGAATTTCCGTGGCGGAACATTTTCACGACTTCCTCCATCAGGAGGCAAACGCCGATCCAAGAAAACTAAAAAATCCAAACGTTCGAAACGAAAGACCCAGAGACGCCATTAACTATACATTACTTTGACCATGCGTCCGTCTAACGTCCCTTCGAACCTGGTCAGATCCCTTGTACCAAAGCATCGAACCAAAAACCGATCCTGGCCATCGTATTTCGGATGATACGTGGATCGCCCATGAACCACCTTGCGATTATCTAAAATCAAAATCTGTCCTGGCCTTAAACAATGAGCCAATCGTTCCCTATAATATATATCTACGATTGTCTGAATTAAGGCCTCAGAGGCTGCCGATGTTCCGCTCATCAAATCCTGATCAAAGACCAGATCCGCCCCTTGTAAAATTGCCATCGGTCCTCGCACATCTCCCTCGGCAAAGCTGAGCCCCTCCAGTTTGAAGGACAGATCCACATTAGACGTCCATAAAGACTGTCTCGCCAAACCCTGTTCGTCCTCTGTCAGATTTTTAATGATTTTCTGAAATGGCAGAATATACGTGAGGGCCTCCGTGTCCCCTCTCAGACAGGACAGACTCAAGAAATCTGGTCTGAGTTTCGAAAAGGCCTGTTCTGTATGAATCTCTAATTCGACAGATCCCTGGCTAGTCTGTTTGGCAGCCATGGTTTTCGTGGGTACAATATCTTGAAACAGATGACCCTTACATTCTGCCTGGTACGCAATAAGATCACTGATTACACTTACAAGGATCGCTTGAATTCGAGCTACGTAGATAGTTTCTCCAACATAATGTGTATTATTGGGGGGCGTATCAGGTATGCCACTAATCGGGATCTGTTTGATCAGTAAAAAGCCAGAGTCGGACTCGGCGAACTGTTGAAGGACGGACAGTATGTGACTTGGGACTAGGGTCGCAGCTTTTTTCGCCTGTTCACAGAATTTATCGGGATCTGTCGTTGGACTGGCAAATACTGTCGAGGCCAGAGCCAGAAGACTGCCAACCTCTTCGTCCGTCAAAATTATTTCCATTTCTTTGACCGAAGAATATAAAGAATAGAATACAATCATGTGTAGAATGAATCCATCCAGTGTCATGCTTGTATTCCAGAGAGCCGAGGGCCTCAACGATTTCGTGGTGTATGCCAAGGCCACAAAATCAGGTTATACCGTGAAGGTGATAGAGCGAGATGAGCGGGATCCCTATGAACAGGTACTAGAAGTACCTACCTACAAGGCCCTCACAGACTACGTAGACTGTTTGATAAATCAGGTCACGGATGATAGGGATTCAGATAATCCTTTCACCTATCTTCAATACAATATTCCCATGTTCCCCGCAATCCTTGTAACGATCGATGATCTTAGGGAGGACAGTGTTGCCTACAATAACTTTGTGACGGCGTTTGATCTTTATTTCTCTTAAAATTGATGTGAGTAAGTTCATTTAAAAGTAACAACCAAGATGTTATATCGTATCGTATATAATATTATGTTTCTGCGATCCAACAGTGATAAAATACTTCTAGGAAGATGGGGTTATCACTGGGACAAATACAAAGACATACAGAAATATTATGATTGATACGGAAAATAGCCTATTAATGTTTTTTGAATCATCATGAAACATTAATAATTTTAGAGGAGACGAATAGGGATCATGGACTCGTTCGCCAAACTCATTTTAGCACTGCTTATTTTATTTTTAGCGGCATGTGCTTTCGCTCTTTATCACAGTAGAAAAATCATCGAGGAAAATGCGTTTCTCGATAAGCATCTGTTGGAACGGGGCATGGACAAGCCGGTTATCTGGCTCTACTACGATACGGCCGATGTGAACAGTCGCAACTGGTACGACTTTGGAGCCAGGTCCAGTCGAGCAATTAACATGCCTTATATGAATCTGTGCTACGAGACAATCGTCGCTCAGAACCAGGACAAATATAGGATCGAGGTCATTACGGGACTCGCAGGTGTCGCTCAGCTTCTGGGAACAGAGGCCTTGCCTACCCGGTTGCGAAATGACATTCAGTCCGTGAACGAGGCGGAGATCAACTGGATTCGAGCGGCTGTGCTAGCCAAGTTCGGTGGCCTCTGGCTCGACCCCCACACGATCTGTATTCGTCCTTTCGGGAAGTTACCTGAGGATCGCACGGTCTTTTACGGCACGGATCTGGACGAGACCTATGCTGGTCAGGAGGGTACCGCTATTCCCGGCTTCCGCTGTATCTGGGCTCCTCAGAGCAACATGCCCCTGTTTAATGACTGGGCACTGATCTGCTATTCACGTTTGAATGCTGAGGCTGGTGGGCAACAAATCCGTGGGGACGCAAAGTGGGACTGGACAAATCTGTCGTCGAAGTACCCTGGAGTCCAGGTGGACTATGCCGCGGAAGGAGGACGAAAACGTGGTGGGAGGCGTATTGAGCTCGAGGATATTCTGGCCACGGGCATTGAGGGCAAGATTCCCTTCAATATCCCTCCTTATACGATCTATGTTCCGCTGCTGTGGACGGAACTCAGGGATCGCGAGATCTTCGGGTGGTTCTTGCGATTAAGTGAGGACCAGATCATGGAATCAGATATAACGGTGCGATATCTGTTT